AGTAACTTGACCTTGAACGAATACGCCGTTCGTGGTAACGATTGAACCGAGTGAAACTTCGATGTTGTCGACTTCAGTTTGCAGAGCCGCTGCATTGCCGCCAGTAGCGATTGCAACCCAGTTCGAAACACCTTGTGAACCGTAGTAAAGTGTGTTCGCGATGTAACTGCCACCAGAATCGGTTACAAAAATCATGCGGCCAGCATCAGCTGACGTGTATGCTGTGACGCCTGCGCCCGCAAATTTTTGAACGCGCAGGTTCTGAATTTCCGAAGCGGATGATGCGTCAAATACGAGTTGGCCATTGATCTTCATTGATGTCTCCTGGACTGTGATTAAATGATGCGACGTGTCGCTGTAGTAAGTGCCTTGATAGCGTTGTTGAACAATACAGGCTCAACCAAACATTTTCCAAGGTCGAAGTCTGAAAGGATCCCTACATCAACATCACTGAAACAAAAGACTCCGCGATTACCTTGCTTCTCGATTCGGTCAAGTTTGAAACCGTGAACCTTAAGAGAAGCAGCAAGAACGATGTCGCTTGTTTCGATGTGGCGTTTTGACATGAAGATTCTGTGTCTGATTCAGAACGTATTTACAGTACTGCTTCAAAATCAATGAGCTTTATTCAAGCATTAGTCGAGGAACAAGATTCGTACGATCCCGGCTTGTGGAGTGCCGAAACTGATCACGATGGTGTTTGAATCGACGATCCGCATCTCATCAGCTAGAATCACAGCCCCGCTTGAATCTGTGACCTGAATGATCGCATTCGTCGATAAAAGGTTGTGAGCAACGTTCCAGATCATCGAAGCGATCGGCACTTGAAGAACGATTTTCTTGAAACCTGAAATTGCTGAAACTGAAGAACCTGTCAAAACACCGTTCACAAGTGCTAGAACTTGCCCTTCAGACATCGCGACAGCATCAAGCTGCCTGATGCCTGGACCGCGCCGAACAATGACAGATTCCTGATTGACGTCGGCCTCAAGGAATGGTCTTTTCGGAAGTTCAAGCTGAACGAATGTTTCAAAAGATGACATTACATCACCTCCGACACATCAAGCTGAAGAGCCCCAGTGGTATTCGATCCTGCGAAGGAAGCATCTGAGATGAAAAGATACGATCCAGTGTTTGAAAAGACACCACTAACATCAACGATTGTGAAGCTTTGAAAGGTGCTTACAGTACTGGATATCTTCGTTAAGACTGTGGATCCTGTGTACGAAGCTGTGACCTTCGAGAAATCCACGATCGGCGTTCCGATGAAATGAAATCGTTCGAACGGGGCGAATGTGATCGTTCTAGTATTGAATCCACCGATGAAATACGCGGAGCCTGCAGAGATCACGGTCCCGTTGATACCAGCGAGACCAGCGATGACCATCCCGCTGAACAGTTGAGCACCTTTAGGATGTGTATCTAGAATTCGAAGATCTCTTGTCCAAGTACTTCCAGAACCAGACCACACGCCTTGCCAAGTACCCGCTGAGGCCAGAAGCGTCGGGGCATTCAAAAGTTGCTGATCAGCGGTGATTGTGATCGTATAATTCGTGCCTGCTGCCGATGAGAACAGGCGAGTTGGATTTCCGCTGATGCTGATCGCAGCTGTTGGTGGCACATTCGCAATGCTTACTGCCGATGTTACTGTAGATGTAGAATTGTTTTCAGCCTTATTAGCTGAGATTGTATAATTCTGTGTTCCAACGATATACGAACCGCCATTTCGGGTAATAGTCTTTGTTGAAGCATATAGCGTCGGTGCTGTCACAAAGATGTTCGTGCCTGAATACGAAACAGTTGTGAAATTCGTAATGACAGTAGTGATGTTTGCTTCTTCGGATAGCTTTAATCCTGCTTGACCGATTGGGTACACGATTGATCGAGTCCCTATGAGCGGGAATACTTGATCAAGAAGTCGAGTGTTCAATGATGTAAATGCTGCTCCGAACGACCCGAGTGAGTTCCGTGCTCGAGCCGAAATAGATTGAAGGCCTGTCAAATTGGAAACTGTAAATGATCCGCTGATGGACTTGAACCCAGACGAAGCTGAATTCATCGCACCAAGTGTCAAGGCGGTTAGCGAAGATGCAGCACCGCCAGCAAGAATTTCTGCGTATGTTGCTGAGTTCTGAACTGATCCTGAAATTGTCAACACATCGCCAGCTTTCAAAGCTGTCTGTGATCCTGGGTATGGGCCTTGCATAAGAGCACTGATCGTTGGTGCTGCAGCACCAACGCGCAGAACAAATGTAGCTGTAGCGTTCGTTGACGAAGTAGCAGTTACAGTTGTGTCTGTCGAGATTCCGACTAGAACAGCCGAAGCAACGTACGTGCGCTTGTCGTACATGTCTTCAGCCAAAGTGCATACGATTGCACCACCAATTTGTGCTGGGAGCGTCGTGATCGTGACTACTGGCGAATAGAATGCTGATGGTCCTTCAGCGAGCAACATTACAAGAACTGATGAAGTATCAGTTGTAGCTTCAATGATCACCTTGTTTATTGGGACAGTTCCAGCTGCATAGATTTTCGAACCAACAATTCCTGATGCGGAAGGCGTTGCGTCAATGAAGAATAAACCGCCAGAAACAAATGTTGCTGCACCACCACCACCACCACCGCCGCCTGAAGAAGAACCATCATCAAACAACAAACCTTTGCCGCCAACAGTAAAGAACGGGCCTTCAGTGCCACCAGCGTTGATGATGCCGCCATTAGGCAATACCCCTTGCTCACCGAGTTCCTGAATGTGAATTACAGGTTTGTGAATGGTGCTCATGGCTTGATCTGAATTGTGAGTGATGTTGTATTATCGCCAATCGTGCTATCAACTTCTGGGCTTTCAACCGAAGCGTTGATTTTCAGATCACCGCCCTTAGATGGGGCTTTGACAGTAAAAAAGATTGGGCCATATGTTAGACCAGAATTTAGCGTTGGGACAGGCGGGAATGTGATAACTGTTAGTTCGTAATTCTGTATTGTCGTTGTGCCAGCAGGCAGGTTCGTGATTTGAATGACTTCACCCTTGAATTTTGGGATGGACAACTTTCGAATTACGCTCGTCGCAGTAAGAAGTCCAGCATTCGAGATGCTAATACTTATTTGAAAGATTCCATTTCTTAATGCTTGTGATGGGCCGCCAAGTGTGATGTCGAGGTTCGTGAATGCGCCGCTGGCAGGTGGCTGAAGAACTGTGATGAAAGATGTTTTGATCTCGTCATCGAACCCGAATGCATTCGTGACACGATGCCGAACGTTGTACACTCCAGGTGTTGAGAACGTGAATGTAGTTATTGGACCGTACGCATCTGGGGTCCCATCATTTGTGAAGTCCCATTCGTACCCACTTGGTGATCCGAGCGCAATGCTAGTGAACAATACCGTGAGCGGAGCATTCCCTGTTGTGACTGACGAAGTGAAATCTGCGATTGGGGCGCCTGGCGTTGGTGGTGGCGGTGGCGCGTAAACACTGATGTCGTCAAGAATGATTGGTGATTGAATGTTCATGTACACAGAATCTGTATCGTACACGAATCCGGCAATTTGGCAGACACCAACGATCGGCGGGACAACTGTAATTTCGCCAAGTTCGCCTGAGAAGATGGGACGATTTACAGAGGATGGCGGAAACGACCAGCTTGGATTTCGAACGAGACCTTCGGTAACTAGAAATCCAACTTCGCTTGTGTACAAGTCTTCTGGTACCATACCAGCAATACGTGACATGAAGTCCGTTGATCTGGCAAGAGCGATCCTTGCACCTTGTCGCATCTGAACAAGTCGATACTTTGGAATTGATTCCATAGCCATTCCGGACATTACTTCAGCTTCGAACTTTACTTTTCGAGTCGCATTGTTTATGATCAGCAATGAAGTAGCCGACGTGACGAACGACCCATCGGATTGCCGCAACGGTTTGTTGTACGCATCGAGAACGATGTTCCCACCTTCGAAGTCACCTTGAATTCCAGCTTGTGAAGTTCCAGAAGTGAACGGTTTGATGATTGAGCCTGAACTCAAGAATCCTGCGAAGACACGAATTTTCTCAATCCATTTCGAACCATTCCAGATTCGCATCACTGTGTCATTCGTGTCGAACCAATGCTGATCAATAGCTGGTGATAGTGGCGGCGAGCCGCTGTACATTGGCGGGAATAGTGTTGTGCCCCTAGTCAGTACAGCTGTTTGAAGGCTGATGTCCCAAAATAAGTAAATCGTCTGGGGTCCGCTGATTGGACCCCAGGCATTCTTGACTGTTCGCGGTTCTTCTACGATGTAATTCGCATCGTAATGTGCGAATATTAGAATTGTTGGATCTGGCGCAACGATCAGATCAATGAAGCCAACGCCCCCAAAAGCCTTCTGAAGAAAAATCGGTGTTCCCGATACATCAGTTTGATACCTAGCGATACCTTGTCGAAACGTCAACTTCACAATCGCAGCTTTTTGGTTGCAGAACTAATTCAAAATTGTGATTAGCTCACGCTGATCGTGAGTGTATAGACGATCACAAGTTCTCGATTTCCTGTGTGTTCGATTGGTGAGAAGATCAAGTGCGACAACATCAATTCCCCAGAACCGACAAGCAGAGAACCTGAGGTTTCCTCTGTGAACAGACCTAGCTCGTCGAAGAAATATGGTGATACTCCAGTCCCACCGCTGATTTGACCGCTGTTGTTCGTATCTTGTGCATTGTCGAATGCTTCATTCGACGAAATAACACATGTCACGATCACACGTGTATTCGTTGAAGCAGGAATGTTCGTGAACGTGACAGAGTTCCCAACACCAACACCAGCGTTTCCATCATCAACAATTTCAACGTACGTTGGATTGTAAAGATTAGCTGTGACATCTGTAGTCCTCGGTGGATTAAAGACGATGTTCAGAGCACCGTTAATTGTTGTTCCACGATTTCCAAGTTTCAACTTGAAGATTTGAAAGTTCGTAGCATTCGAGAGACCACGAGCAATTGCGGTAGCCATGTTAGCCGGATGGATTGCGTTGTGCTTGTCCAGAAGCACTTCGCCGGTTTCACGATCAGAAATCTGAACGTGGCCAGAAACGAGTGTCTTGAATGTTTCTTGAATCATGAATCTTATCCTCGAAGGTTGTCAGGTATTTATCAAGGACCTGGCTGCAAATACATTTTGACTACAGAAACTTGTGGGATCGATACTTGATATCGTCCAGTTCCAAGCTTAAGAACAACTGATGCCTGTTTTGGCGCCGCCCAAATAGGAAGCCAGATGAACACTTTGGGTGTTGGCATCGTTTGAATAACCGCAAGGTTCGTAGCAGTGATCACAAAAGAGATCTCGAAAGTACTGGACGGAATGTCGATTTCGAACGGGGTTTCGAACGCTGCGTACGTTGTGAGAACACTAAGTGGATTCGGGACTGGTGGTAGAGAACCAGAAGAAAGCAAAGTTACTAACGATCCTGCAGCATCAAAACCGCCTACATCAAATCCAAAAGTATCAAAAGATACGGCTCGATCGATGGCAGTGATGATCATAGCATCTTGAATCGAAGTGCTCGCACCTTCAGTACTTGGTTCGCGAACGTCAGCACCAGTTGCACCAATCGTAATTTCCATCCCCATCCCAATAGCCGGGATCCCGAAGCTATCAGTTATGATGTCAATTCCAGAATTCGCATTGATGTTCGCCAAGAATTCCCCGAGCGTTGTGCTTGCGAGATCGTGATTATCTAAGTACACATCAATGAGTCCGAGCAACTGAGCTAATCGAATACTGCGGTCTGTTGAAGTTTGAGTAGCTTGAAATGGCGTCAGTTGATCGATACCTGCAAGTTGTCGCGCCTCGTGGAAGTGTGATGTCAATGGAAAACCAGAATCGTATCCGTTCGGATACGAATTGAACACATCCGAACCGTTCCCGTTGATGTCTTCAGTTGGTGAAAGGTCGTACGGTGTATTATCGTATCCAGCAAGGAACCCACCAAATGGTCCGTCCGCGATCAATGTTGAAATTGTTTCTTCTGTTTCTTGTGTGATCGTCCAGCTCAAAATTTCATCAAGGTTCACAGACACCTCGTCACTGAACAAGAAGTCGGTGGTGAGAGCACCGCCGTTGATCAAGAATTTTACACTTTCGGAAATCCGTGCTCGAATGACGTCATTGAATCCTGAACCGTACGTGACTAAGTTCGCTTCAGCATTCAACGGAAGGTACGTTTGAAAGAATGCAGTATCCCATTTGAATTGTGTCGGCCAATTCTGATTCGTACTTGAAGCCGAAATCGTTCCAATTACTTCACCTGATCCTGCGGAAAGAATCACGTGCGAAGTTGCAGGATCACTGAACTGGGCGATAGAAGTTCCGTTGTCGTACGAGACTATTGTAATGGGAAGCCAATTTCGCAGGATCGCGGTTTCAGGTGAAGTGTTCGATAGCGGGACACCACTCGACCCAGTGAATGTATCGATGATTATTGGTGCAGTATTCGATATGTTCAGAGTGAATGGCGCCAATGGTGCAAGACTCGGCGGCCCAGAAACTGAATCGTATCCAAGGCTGAGCCCGAATGAATCATTCGTTCGTTTATCAATAAGGACGAAGTCATTGGCAGACGGAAGCTTTTCAACGATCGATGGACGAAGCAGAACAGTATCTTGTGCACCCCAAAGTGTAAAATCGTCAGAAAGAATCCGAAGTGTGTATTGAAGAACGCTCACAGCAGGAACGGAATCAGCTGTGAGCGTGATGTATTGATCTGAAAACGATCCATCCGACCCGATGTACCCAACAGCCCCGACATCTTCGCGATGAACGATCCAACCTGTTGGCGCACTTGATCCAATCGGTGTTGGTGTCAGAGTATATGAAAGCGAGGGTGCGTCGAATCGCAGCCTCGAAAGTGAAAGTGAACCTGTTCCAACTGACCAAGAGTTCTCTGTGTCTGGAAGCATCAGCGGGTCAGGAACTTGAAAAGGCAAGGCCGGCAAGAGTGGCGTGACCGTTCTATTCTTGGCAGGATTGTAAAGATCAGCCTTTGGCTTTTGAATCTCAAAACCGATGATGCCGTTCCAATACGGCTCACCAACAACTGCTTCTGGCTGCCACCCAGAAGCAGAGCCGTGAACAAGGTAGGTTGGCTTCCGTGAAAACGTTCTGAATGTCAAGATATCGCCGGATGCGAATCCATTCGAGCCACTTACGATAGTGAAGTGCACCCCGAGGTCATTGAAGCTGAATCCTTTTAGAACGCTCGTGCTGGTCGATGAGATCGAGCCAGTTCGCGGTGAGCCTGGTACTGGCGCGCCAGGTGATCCTTCAGTTTGTATTCCTGTAACTGTGTACCCAGTTGAAGAACTGAACGCAACAGTCCAGATCGCTGGCAGAACTTCGTGGAACCCATCACCGTGCATGATCAACTGCGGGCTGTTTACAGAGGTCAGCCCAATTAGCGTCTCGCTGATGTACACATCGTTGTTCAAGATCGTGAACGAGAACACATCCCCGCCTTGAACAGCGGTTGGTGACGATGGTGCATTATCTGAAACTACTGCGACGAATGGCCTCGTTCCTGTTGGCAATGTGAATGACAGACCAAGAGCTGGATTTGAGTACGGGGTATCGATTGGGACGATACCTTCATCAACGGCTGTATTGAATTCGTCGATAGACCATTCCAAGCGGAATGAATCAGCATAATACAACAACAGGTCTGGAACAGAATTCGAAATTTGTCCAATCGTCTCGAACACAGCCGCGGCCCCGACTGCGGGGTCAGGTGCAATTCCAGATGTGGCAGCTTGAAGATCGATAGCATTTGAAGTCGTGCCGTCCTTCTTCAGCGTTGAGATTGGGCGAGTAATGTTCGGGATCGCGCGAAGACGCCAAGACCTACCGCTGATGGCAGATTGTGCGATTTGAAGATTTAGTTGAGCAACATTGTAATCTACGAATCGTGTGTCGTACACAAAATTCACCCTTTTATTAGGCAGCTGAGACGTATCGTACTTCAAGCTCGGGTTGTCGTAAGAATCAAGATCGTACCCGTATCCAATATCAAAGTCAATCGGCGCAGCAGGTTCATTGACAATAGGAATGTAGAACCGATCACCAGCAACGAACTGCCGAACTGAACCAGCAATGATCGTGAACCCAAGTTTCCCATCGTTGTATACTGTTCCAACAACAGCTGTACCTGAATACGTTGGGTTGTTCACAGATGTGATGTTGAACGAAGTGCTCGATGTGGCAGTTAGAACGATCGTGCCTGTTTCAAGCGTATTCGCACTCGGGAGGATCAACGACACAGTACCACGTGCCGCAACAAGATTTTGAATGTACCCATATCGTGTTGACACTAAAGCCGGACGTGTGTATGCTAATGGGTTTACTTTGATGATGTCCCATGCTTCCAGTGGAGCAGCAGGATCAATGACTAATCTACTCTTAGAATTCAAGATTCTAAGAGTCTCGCCGATCGTTGGGCATTGAAGCACATGTTGGATCGTGAATGAAATTGTGCTCGATATGAATGTTGGATCTTCTTCAGCAATGAACGAACCAATGAATCCCGTTATGTTACTGAATACACCCCAATCCGATTTGGCATCATCTTGGCACACGACTCGCCATGAATCACCAGCTGGAGTGCTTGCTGAAATTGTGATCTGCGAGATGTTGAGCCAGCTCGAGCTCACATTTTTGTACGCTGGAATTCCACTCTCATAAAGTTCAGAATCACCAAGAAGATAGAAATACATCGACGGTGAAAATGCACTCAGCTGTTCATCAACGTACAACGACCTTGGTGGCACAGGTCCAGGATTTGGCACACTGTTCTCACCAATCCACCCAGCATATCCAACTAATGGGGCAGTTGAATCTGCGATCAGTTGATTCAACAGTTGTTCATAATCCCGTGTCAAGATCACAGAATCAAGAATCACAAGGAGTGCATTCATCAGATTGATTGTTCCAGCAGATAGAACCGTGAATCGATTCTGAAGGTGTTCAATCAATCTGTACCCATTGTACGCAGAAGCAGTGCTCACACCGTCAGCGATAGCTGAATTCTTGAGTGCTGTATAGTTTTGTGTAACATTCAACGCAGTGATCATCGGCGTCAGGATGGCTTGTGCTGTTGGAGACAATGTCAGCACATCAATTTGATTCAGCAGAGATCTAATCTGCCGAAGAGCTGATTCTGGTCGAGTGTTGTCATTCGCAAGTCGTCGAATTTGTGCAGATGCTGTCGAAATTAGATTCGTTGATCTTGTTTCTGCCCACAACGGAATGAATTGCGGAAGACCACTTGAAGTAATCGCTGTAGTTTGCATCACTCGGAACTGAAACGACCCATGACTTTGAAAGTAATCCAAACCTTCGATCATCGCTTCGGTAGTGCTTCTGATCCCGTTCCTTTCGACAAGAACATTAGCAACACCTGGACCGTCGAATGCTTTCTTTGAATAAACGAACGGGATGTTCGAAAGATCAGTGTTCTCATCACGGAATGCCTTTTCGGCACCGTACGTCGTATTAGTATTCGACGGAAACACCTTTGCCAGAGAAGTATTTAATCTCTTCAACTGCATTGTATTAAATGTTGGATCTCCACTCGAGAAGAAATTGTACAGCCAAGTTGGATTCGTTTTGGACTTTACAGAAGTTAGTTCTGAAAAGTTCACGCGCATCGAATCAAAGAATTGGTATTCTTCAACAACGTCAGTGAGCTTCGAATGATAAGGTTTCGTATCTAAGATGTACGAAACAAGACTTTGAATGTACTGGCTGTTTTTGTTTAGCGCTGTCATAAGTTATTCGTACTGTAACGCGGCCGACGCAATGTTTGCAACTTTGATTGAGTACGCAGCCAGACGTGAAGTCTTGAATAGATCCGTCAATTCTAAATTGTTCGCGAGGATGTCGTTCAACGCAGCAAAAAAGATCTCATTGATCTGAACTGGTTTCGCTGATATCCAAATGTCAGTCATTGTTTGTCTAGTGCTCTCTGGAGTGTCGAACCACGTTTCAGATTCATTGAAATTCAAGAACTCAATGAAGTCAGATGGGTATACACCATCAGAATTCGCTGGTACGTTTGTATTCGTTAACTTTGTATTTACGATCGTGTCGGTAACAGAAGAAACCAACAGATCCTGAGGAGCTAAGGTTTGTTCGGTCTTGAACCCGTACCTTGAAGAGCTTCCGTTCCGTTCATCATACAGCACTCGTCTAAGAGAAGGTACTGGGTTCGCAGCCAGATCTTGACCAGCAAGACTGTCAGTAAGTTTCAACCAAAGAGCTTCTGGGATTCGCGTTCGCTGCCCAGATCGAATCAACATCCATTCTGTGTGCGTGTCTTTCAGATCGAGCTGCTCAGGATCATCGCGCAGCGTGAAGTTCCGAGTGAAGCGAAGCTTGAACGTATCATCTTTTGCAACGACGTACGAGAGACCCGAGAGAGTAATCGCATCGTACCTATTCGGATACGAAACACCGCCGATCGTTTCGGCTTCAAGGAAATTTTGGAATGTCAAGTAATTAGGCGGGCCAGCGCGAAGGTTCTGAACGATTGCTTGAACTGATTGCTTCTTTCCAAAGGCAACTGTGCTCTTGTTCTTCACCCAGAAATAGTATGTAATTGAGCTGATTGATCCTTCGATGTCGCGAACTGGTAGAGATACGTACTCAAAATCTTTCTTGTATTGCGATTGAAATGTCAGGTCGTCTGTAATTGCGGGATCGAACGCGATTTCGGCAGCTGTCGGTTCGTAATGCCGAATGATGATTTTCGCAGTCGAACCAGCATTTACATTCGTGATCACGAGCGTGTTCCCGTCGATCGTGAATGACGCAGCTAGCTGAGTGATTCCGTTCACGTACACAGAAGTACGAGCGCTATCGATGTTCTCAGCGTTCTCGATCGTCAATGATCCGTTGGTGAGTTGTACACTTGAAAGAATTGTATTTCGAAGTACAGCCCAATCGGCCCAAGTAGTGTAATACTTTTCGATGATCGTTCCATCGTTCAATGTTAGCGGAGCCCTTGAGTACGAGACAGCATCTTGAATCTGAGCCAATGACGCTTGAATCGATTGGTACTCTCCAACGTATGGCTTCCACGACGAATTCCGCTGGCGCCCATCAGCATCGAGTTCCGCTTGAGTTGGCACACTCCATGCTCGCCACCCTGGTGCTTCGATCTGTACGAACGAAGATGATGTACGAACGAAGTACTTCCTGCCGTTCTGAACACCTTCTAGAACTTTCAAGAAGTTCCCAAGTGTAGATGACGCAAGTACCCAAGAACCGACACTCGCAACGTACACACCATTTTGCGACGCGACAGTTTGATTCTTGACCAGAACGCGATTCCCAGCGACCAAAGTGATTCCATCGACCGTTTGAAGACCTGTGAATGTGATGTTTGAATTCGTCCCAACGCGAACATCTGGGATCGAGATGTACCCGTAGAACAGAGCAATGTTCGCACCGTATGCAGAATCATCTGGATTGTTCGTAGCGATCGACAGGGTCCCAGTTGATGGAACTACTTCAGACGTTGAAACAGCATCCCTGGCGGCGATCGAGGACCCCAGGGCAGCGACGATTGAAGTTACGACAGCAGTCCCAGCGTACGCAGAATTCGACACGTTCACGAGAACAGAAACACGGATCCCGAATGACGTGAAATCGTACACGAGAGTCTGACCTGAAGCGAGACTCATCGTTGGGATTCCAACAGTCAAAGGTGTTGGGTCGATCAATGTGTACAGCACGATTTCTTCAGCGCCGAAGTCGGTTTGAAGATTTAGCGAGACTGCGTACTCCGAACTCACAGCTACACCGTCTGAGTCAAGACGCGATACGCCCACAGTCACAGGTGCTGAGAACACAAGATCGCCGACGAGACCCGTGTACGACAACATCGAGATCCCGACAGTGAAGTTCGGTACCGCGGCAATATTGCCAACGAACTTCTTCGAGAATTGATTCGTCACGATCGCTTCACTCAGCGGTTTTGGGTCAGAAGTCTTTGGGTCCCAAAGACCGATGCGCATCCCGGCTTCGATGTTGAAACTTGCGAACGTTGCTGTTTCGAGCCACATCGTTCCGTCATCGTCGATGTTCAATTGATCTTCAAACGAACCATTGAACGATGGGTGTGCATTCGCGTTCGGAACGCCTGCTTCGGACCAAGCGATCGGACGGATGCTCCATTGTCGATCACGTAAGTACGTTTCTTCGAGAGCAACTTCACCAGCTGCTTTTGTCGCAGAATCGAGATCAGCATCACCAGCTTGTGTCAGCGCTAGTGCATTGTATTGTTCCGGCGGTACCTCTGATCGAACCCATTCGTACACATCGATCGAAGCGAAGTCAGCAGTCGCACCCCAGCGAGATAGGCGCTCTGCTCGCGATGGGAAAACTGTGTCATCATAGTACTGAATGTACGAAAGATTTGTTGTATCGAACCACACGCGCCCAAGCTCGTTGTCGCCCCAAGGACGAAGCGGATCATACGAGTTGTTGTTCACAACTTGAGTGCTGAAGTTGTACTTCGCAGGGTTCAGCGACGAGATGATGTTCACAGATTCCATCGCCGACGGGGTGTGCTGCCCTGCTGCAGGATGCCAATGCGGGATCTCTTCGATCAATTCGTCGTCGGCGTAATTGAAGAGCTTCACAGGATTGTACTTCGGCACAGCCGCCCCGTACCCAACAACACTGAGATTTCCGCCTTTTACATGTTGGATTGTCGCTGCATTCACACGGCGCCCGATGAGCTCGTACGTGTACGAGACAAATGGGCTGCGTCTACCGTACCAAGATCCGCCTTGTGATCCTTCTTGAATTTCAATGAAGCTTGTATTATTCAATTCGCTGAGTGTGTTCAACTCCAATACACGAGTCCAAGTACCAGAGCTGATAACTGTGTACACACCGTTTTCTAACGATAAAGATTGATTCTTTATCAGAACTCTGTCGCCGACAATCAACGAAACGCCGTCGAGATTTGGAGTGCTGGCGAGAGATCGAATGATGTTTCCTGTACTGCCAGCTCGAACGAAGAACTTCACATTTCCAATTTGAAGACGATCAGCGATACCGCCAAGATCAACAATCTCGCCGGCCGATACAGACTTCGTGAACGTACCGATCACTTCGGCTTTGAAGTACGCATCTTGATCTAGATCATCGATGCTGAACCAACGTGATTCGTCAATGCGCGAGATCTGCGTAAAGTTCGGAAGTTCGAAGCCTGGCCGCGCATCGAACTGAAGCTGCGTGAACTGCTGAAGGGTATCGCCAACATTCAACTTCATTTCTGGATACGAAAGTTGTCTCGAATCTCCGTACTGAGCAATCTTGTACGCCCAGAATTCATCGATCTTGGCATCTTTGAACCTGTCGTTGTTTAAGTATGCGCCGATCGAAAGGTTCGTACCTTTCGCCTGAATCAGACCTCGCCAAAAGTTGAATTGCGATTTGTCAGAGATGTCAAGATTACTGAAGTAATCTTTCTTGTTGAACCCGAGCAATGACAGCGAATGCTGCGACGTAAGATTATTTTCAAATGCGCGATTCGCATCGTAAAAGTTCGTGATATTATCTGTTGATGCCTGAAGATTCTGTCGAACTTCATTTCCGACAAGATAATGCCCACCGAATTCAGGGCGAAATGTTTGAACTGCTTGACGGCGCCCGTTCAAGTTGTACGTCTGAATGCGCGCACCTGAAAACGGATCGTATAGAAGTCCTTTCGAAATGGAATCTTCTACGAAATACTTGAACACGAAGAGATGCTCGTACTCGTCGATTGTGGCGTGTACTGAAAACATTGGGGAATTTCCGCTGATGCTTGATTCTAAGTTCCCGCGAATGATGTTCAATTCATTAGATTGAAGTCGAACACCAGTGATGTCAAACACCCCAGGATCTGCTGTGATGTCGAACAACGATGTATCAATGAATTGAGAAAGAAGACCCATATCTTGTCGAACCCAGATCTTATCCATGAACGGATTGACGATATGGCCTTGTCTAATATCAATTCCGCGGTAGCATCGATCAATGAACTTCTCGATTTCGAGCTGCCAAGTCCTAGATCTACCTGTTTCAGCATCGACGTTATTCATCGGGTCTTGATTGAATACCCATCCTTCATCTGACAAGAGCTGAGAGTACCCGAACAAGAAACTCACTACGTTTTGAATGCCAACGATCGTCAACGGAAGGTACGTTTGAACTGTAGATACTACATCAGTGTACTGCTTCCAAATCGTATTCGTAACAGATTGATCAAGCACATTGAAAGTTTGAAACGACGAATTCGTGTCTAGAGCGTAATACGAAACATTCAAGTACCTTGGGTTGTATCCTTCGATGTTGAATACCCAATCAGCCCCGTTTGTCGTCGGGGCGAATCCACTCACAGGCATAGAAACTTTTGAGCCGAATTGCTGAACTGTAATTCGAAGACCCTGAACCCAAAGGCTCTTAGCAAGACTGTTCTTCTTGAACAGCAGATCAAAACTCGACGATGAAAGGGTGTCATCAGCAGTTCGAACCTTCAGATCGTCTGTGGATACGAGACCACCAGCTCGATGTCCAAGATTCACATCCCAACCACGATAAGCATCGATCGCGTAACTATCCGTTGTATCCACAGAAAGTTCACGAAGGGCATTTGTGAATGTTTGGCCGAAACCAAGGTACTGATGCCGAATCGCAGGGATGAATGTAACTCCGCCAGTACTGCTCAGCTCAAAGGTATCGCCGATGTGGAACGGCACGCCCCTGTCTTGAATCAGAATTGACAAAGAACCAATCGATGTAAGGACCCCTTCACGAGCGTACCCGAGCACAAGTCCATCGGCGCCACGAATTGTGAAGTTCTGATATCGGTTCGATCCAGCAACTTCGTATGCATCGTATTTGATCGAAACCGAATTCGGTCCGCTGATCGTAGCATTCGCTGAATCGCGTTCGATCACGCGATTCAGATCGCCGTGAAGTCGGAATCGTTTGTGTCCTGGTGTATTCAGGTCGTACCCGTCGTATACGATCCCGTCAACTTGAACCCAATTGAATCCCCAGCAGAACCCAAGGAATAACATTGGGTCATGTCTGAATAGAGCACGAGCAAGAGAGTATCCGAACTCCATAGTGCTGTACCAAACAGTTTCAACTGGCGCGCCTTCACCGAATGTGTATGGTGCTTCGATGCCCGTCGGCATCACCGTAGTTAGTGCGTTCTGAGATTGTGGATTCGAGGTAGGGACGTATGGTGGCAACACGTCATCGCGAATTGTGTCAACGCTAAGTCTAAAGTTCGCGCCACGGATAACTTTGATGTCTGCCCAAAGTATGTCGGACCAGTACCGAACTTGTTTGAATAGCACTGCATTAGAAGGACCAATAGGATTCGCTGTCAAGATCCAAACAGTATTGTATCTTGTCAAACCTTCGATCACTGAAACGAATGTATCTTTCACCAACGGAATTGTAGCTCGTGTCCAGAATCCACTTTGGACAACCCAGATACCGTTATTTGCAGCTGTCGGTTCATTTTGAAGAAGCACTAAATTACCAGGAATTACTGTGACACTGTCAATGATCTGCGATCCATTCCTATTGGTAAAAGAACCATCAGTCTTTACAACGCGAACAGTTCCGCCGCTAGTGTACAGTTCTGTTGTTTGTGGATTCAAAAGTTCGTCGATCGTGAGATACGGTTCGTATGTCGGAAGCCAGAGTGGTGAAGCTGCCCAAGTTTGATATGTACTGAACCCAAGTAACTTCCACGGTTCAAAATTTGGGCGCTCAGTCGGAATCACAGTTGGAAATTGCGCTTGATGTGTTTTTAGCACATTCGTCCAGCGAGCAGGAACAACGCTTGGATATCCAGCCGGAAAATTCATGCTTGAAGCATTCGAATAATTCCAAGAAAGCGAATTCGATGCAACGTAGTCAGAGCCAAGAGGATTCAAGCCGTTGTTCGCCGCGAACGTAAAGAGCTCGCGCTTCAATTGATCTTTGAAAATTGGATCGATCAACAATGGAGCAAAATCAATTTTACGAGCATTCGGATTGATACCATCGAACAATCGAGTTTCGACAAGAAGACGAAGGCGATTCAAAAGGTCCGCAAAGTTCACGACACGCCAGAATTGTGTCGTCCCAGTTTGAATGTCCCAATTCAAAGTGCTATTGTTCCAGATGCTGATCACATTTGCGATACGATCGTACCATTTGAATCCATCGTTAGGAAGTATTGGAATGTCGGCATCACCATCCACATCGAAAGCAAGCATTTGAACATCAGCACCACTCGGGCGCAACCAAAGTGAGCCGCGATATGGAAGAGTCGGTTCTGTATTATTGAACGATCCAACTGCGGGTGTGATTGTAAAATCGGAGCGTAGGACTTCGAGCTCGCCAGAGATACCGATCAGCGAGCGCCTGAATTCGAGGTTGTCCGTTTCTAAATGTGAGTTGTGCCCATCATGATGTGTAAGCAACACTTGGCCGAGCAAGTTATCAAAAGCGATTTGTGGCTGTACAAGTTCAAGGATACCAAGTTGTGGCAGCGTTGCAGGGATTCCAATAACTGCTGATGTTGTATCGTACAGTACAGTACGAACATCTTGATCAAGAGACCGAAGTGCGAGGATATAGTCAAGAAGATCGTTCAACTTCTGATCTTGAATCGATGTTCCATCGGGATCAACGACAGAAGTCAGAGTATAGTATTGAATGATGTTCTTCTTGAAGATCAATGAAATCGAATTCAAACCTATTTCATACTGCCTCTGCGCCATGTCGATCATCGAGATCGGTGTGAGATCCCGTTGCATCATAAGCGATGCGAACAGTGTTTGTTGCTCCGACCAATTCTTGATTGAACCACCGAACGCATAGTTTGAAGATGCACCGATTGGTTGACTTTGAAGAATCCCTCGGAAATGTGAATTCAAAGTTCCTTCAAGGATTTCGTCGCGACTTGAGTTGTACGGGTTATTGATGAATGGACGAGAAACTTGGTGCGCGCCAACCCCATTCGCATCTGCAGCTTTGCCACCGTAAAGATCATAGATCGCATCTGTTGAATCGCGATACACATATCGTGGCCGCTCAAGATTTCCTATTCTCAAGACAAACGCATCGCCGATATCGAACGCAAGAGTTCCAGCAGAAATGAAGCACGAAAAATCCGAAGAAGAATATAGGATACCGACAGTAATAACGTTGAATGGTGCCGGCAAAGCGGCTGTCTTCGATCCAAAGACGCTAAACGTCGTTGGCGTGATAGCTTGAAAAGTCCAGACTTGTTGCTGAGTATATGGCTGAGCTGTAATTCCTGACAATGTTCCCTTTACTGGGCCGATGAATGCGATCGGCGACAATGTAGGTCCAGAGCTTATTGAGAAGGTGAACGCTTCACCAATGGTGAATGGTATCGTTCTACTGGAAATAAGAACTGAGAATTCTGCTGAAACAAAGCGGACCCCAACATTGATTTCAGTTGACATCATACCTGAAATTGATCCAGAGATGCTGAACGTAGCAGGTGATGTAGCTGTGAGCGTCCAAGTTTGAATGGCTGACTGGGCCGTCGTCGGGATCAATTCAGTGATTTTGCCTTTTGTAGCGCCGATAAAGACTTCGTCAACTTCTTCGGATTGTGTGTATCCTGGATGCCAAATTGTTTTCAGTGCAGAACCAACTTTGTAGAATAGCAAATCACCATCCGCATCGACCAGACCGTGATCGAAGATATAATCTGCGCTATCTGAAGAACTTAGCTTTACACGACGTTGAAGATCTAGATCGAGCGAAGCTGTCAAATCTTCAACGTAATAAAACACAGAACTCACGAGGTTCGAGTGTGTGCCATCGTATCGGAACAGATCGAACATTGGAAGCTGATTGAATTCTGTTTTCGTCTGCTTGAAGCTGACCCCAGCGAGCCCGACGATTTTTTCAGCTGGGGCACCTGCGGCAATGAACGAATTCAGCTGCAGAATTGAAGAGTACTCGATGATTGGGCAATCAGCTTGAAGTACGTTCGCCCGCGAAATTCCAAGAGTATCAAGATCTGAGCGATGGATCCAGAAATTCCCCTCTTGCCAATCGTTTGTGTTATTTGCTGTAAGAACACCAGCTGGCCAAGAATTCCCAGGACCAGAAGTGAACAACCTGCCGCCGTTGATTGATCCGCTTCGCACCCAAACTCGAGCTTGCTGAACGATGTTCACGCCAGCGTAATCTGCCGCCCGCACCCAAGTTTGTGCTCTGACAATGTAAATTCCGTTCTCAGCCGATGAACTGTTCTTCACGAGAACTCGAACACCTTCGCTAAGAAGAATACCATCAATCGACTGATACGTCTTCAATGAGTTGATGTTCTTGAATCGACCCTTGACGCCAGCTGAAATTGAGAACGTGATATTGTACGTTGATGATAAGAATACCGTATCAATAAAGAACGTATCACCGGTCGAGAATCCTTCGTGCGAAGTCCAAACTCCATTAGAATCATAGATTGGATTCCGCGAAATTGCGAATGTCATCAATGTTACAATGGATGATCCATTCGTAACATTGAATGTGAACGTTTGTTCAGTAGGAACACTCGTAACAGGAGTAGCATTAAGATTGTATGTGAATGACTTGATGCCTGATGAATTCAAGAGCCCAGATGTAGTGAATGCCCCGAGAGCTACATCCGCCGTAATTTTGAATTGCGTAGGTGACAAGAATTCGACGGTGAATGATTGATCTTCGAAACCAGTGCCAGTTCGAATAATCGCGCCAGTTGTAGCAACAAGAACATTGAGCTTGTTCAGATCAGCCGGCTTCGGCGGGGCGATTACGTAATATTCAGGCGCCAGATCTGGATTCCAAGCAAGCACAGGCTTTGTTGGGAGTGAATTCGCAACCCAGAAGTAGTTATAGAAGTTCGCGAACTTGTCGATGTCGATTGGTGGAAGGTAGTTGTTCGATTGCGAATACAACCATTCGAGAGATTCAGCTGAAATTCCAAGAGCCTTAGCCTTGTTCACGATGTCTTGAACAGTGAACGCATACCGCTCGCTCCCAAGAGTAAAATTCAACACAGGCACGATCGCATTGATGTCACGTTCAACCGTCGGTTGTGTAATCTTTATTGATTTGTCATCGATTGACGATGGTTTCTGCCCGATGTACCCGTACAATGGAACTGACTCATCGTGAGTCATGTGCCGATTGAACAAGTTGTCGATGAGACCCTTGATTACAGGGTTCCGAAGATTCTGCGGAACGTACTGAATTAAGTCATTAAAAGGAATCGAATAGTCAAGTTTCTGTGCCATGCCAGCTTACGCTCATCAAGTTGATAAGCTATTTACGAAGCTTGGCAGTTCTTGAAATTTGGGTCAATCTTGAATCACAAGGTCCTTGCGAACTAGCAGCGTCACTTTATGTCCTTTGAAAGTGCGTTTCGCATTTCCCGTGAAATTGATTATTTGTGTTTCCATTGGGACAACTCGATGTTCGTCATTGGTGCAATCAACGTACCCAAGCTTCTTCGCTTCGCGCTGAACCAATCTGGCGTACAGCGAGATCCTCGATGGTTCTGAATCTTTCGCTGTGAACATCATCGATTTTGGATTCTTATCCTTTACTAGCTTTCGCAAAATTGCAAGAATCGTTCCCATGATTCGAACCCCGATGTTCTTTGATGGATCATCATCATTCGTGACATCCCAAGTGCCTTTGCGCTTGAAATGAATCTTCGTGACGTGAATATATTTTTCGGCGATGAACGAAACCATCTCTCCTGTTTCATCTTTGAAAGACGCTATCCAATCATCATCATCATCTTCAATTTCGAAGTGATACGCATCATCGAACAATTCTTGAACGATCATTTTGATTGCCTTATGATAGTAGGAGTCAACGCTTCAACTATCAAGATATCACTGAGCTTCGTGGCTGATTGAAGAATTTCATCAATTCCTGCTTCGACAGTGAACATCGACCCGAATGAATTCGCGCTGTAGACTGGAACAAGAACGACAGAAGCCACATCAGCTGGCAACCGTTGATGAATCAAACTTAGCAATTCTGTAGCGTAGAACGTATCGCCGAAGTCCCAACCATCGATGTCGAAGTACGTGTTGATTACATTTAGAATTTCTTCTTTGATTCGTTCGTTCGTAAGTGTAGCCGATTGGGCGCGAACGACTTTGAATTGAGCACGAAGCTGAGCTTCAGCCAACCCGCCGAACATAAGCCGAAACTTACCAGGATGAAGGATTACTGTATCGGAAAGCATTTTGTTTTCGAGCAAGTACCCGTATGAGTTCCGAAGCTCTAGCGGAGTCGGTGCCGATGGTGCCGAGTTCGATGTGCCGCGGACATAACTGATCACGTTGTCGTAATACCCACGAGTCATCACGTACGCATCGTGAATGTTTGTAACAGATGGATCAATGATGTTCGTGAACGGTGAAAAATGTTGCCACATGAAATCAAGCCCAGCATCGCCTGAACCAATCTTTGGCATCCGAAGGTTCCTGCCGAATGTACCTGTGCTATCGACAGTTGATCCAGCCGCCCAAGTTCCACCTGGGTTATCTATGAGAACTGTTGTTCCGATTAAGAAGTACTCGTACGAATTAGCTGCGAATGTTTCGAATTGGAGTAAACGGTCTGGAATCAAATCCCCAGAAGAATCTTCTTGGAGAAGATCTGTTGGGACAACTTCAAGCTGGTGGTAATCAATGACGCCGTTATCATCCCCGATAGACCCAACGACATCATAAATCTGTGAAGCCCCAAGAACATCCCCGTCGGAATCAAGGTTCGATCGAAGAACTTTCACGTTATCGAATACACGCTTCTTTGTCTCGTTGTCAAGAAGCTGATCGACGCTATTGAACCAGAAATTCGTTGTTGGGGATTCAATAGCGATTCGCAAGTCACGTGAATGAACTTCGTATCCGATAACTGCTCCGCCAACAGATTGTCGAATCTTGCGAACAAACACTATCCACGAATCTTCTTTTGTAGAAAGATCTGGGAACAGCGAAGATGCCGAAGCTGTGCTCGTCGTAAAGATTTGTGGATCACGCATCCCGCCCGCGTAATTCGGCATCATTTGGGTATCCATGATTTCCCACCAGCCGTTTAAATTCGCAGCTCTTGTTCCAAAAAGTGAGCGTTGCTGAAGTATTCCTGTCGCGCTCGTGTCAAGTACGAATGCATCACCGGCAGCGAAAGCGGTTGTATTGTTTTGAATTACTGTGAACATCGCGGCGCTGGAGCTGAAACCTGCTGGCTGGATGTTATACTGGTTCCCGATGGAGCCCGTTGGGAACGAACCGCGCATATTAGATCGTACAGCAAGGCTCTGCCCATCAGCCTGAACTTCGATGGTCCATACTTCACCAAAGATCCAGTACGCGCCTCCAACCCAACCAGTTGATGCCAACGAATTTGAAAGACTTACTGTCCCGCTGCCGATACCGCGTAGCAATCGATTGTATCGCAGCCCGAAGTAATTCTGCTCCGCAACAGGCTGCAAGCCTGAACCAATGTCGCCTGGCGGGAATTTATTTACCCCGTCAATTGATCGCGGTAAAGTCGCATCGTAAATCCTACTGTCATCCTCTGGGAACAAGCTTGGATCATGAATCACCCCAAGAAGCGTGTTCGATGAATTAAGGATACGAGATAGCGGTTCACCGTACCAGTGCCGATCTATCAAACCCTGCATCGATGTCTTTTCTTTCAAAGATCCGTCATTGAACCCGGCAACGTACATTCCATTCTTGTCGCGATATCGATCACCTCGGTTGTCTTCGATGAATTTCCTTCGAGGCGATGATACAATGCCTGCAGTACTAGGATCACTAGCTGAGATGTGTAACATCATGTTCACAATGCCTGAAGTCTTAAGCAACGGTTCAATGATCTCGTCGATTAAACTTTTGCCAGATACAGATGTCGTTTGTGTTTTCAGCGAGATCTGATACTTCATCGTCAAATCGTCGCCAAAAAGTTTCACGTTTTCATACGTGCCGGAAGCGTCATTCCAGTCAATGTACTTCGGCTGACCGGCGAATGTACGATTGATCGTCTTCAATCGAAGGATTGTTGGATCTTTCAACAAGTACGTATTGTAATCCTGCCCGTTCACCATTCTGTTCTGAGCGTAATACGTTGATGGTGCCGAGCGTCGGATATGCTCAATTGATTCTGTAGCTGAACCGTTCTGCATCGTCGATGTCAGATTGAATGACATCGTACACGTTTCAGTATTCCCGATCGATGATGTGTACTGGAATGTCATCGGTTGATTCTGAATCTTGTTCTTTTGAATCACAAGACTTCTGTTTGCAGATTGTCGCATCCAGAATCTAAACACCCCTTGCGGCGCATCTGCGAAATCGCCGTCTCCGAACAAAACGGCAATTTGATCATTCTCACGCGAATCAACTTCGAACTTCTTTCGAGTTGATCGATTGCTGTTGAACACGAGATTTTGCTCTGCTACAGTGTCGACTTGAGTCCAGCGCTCAGAAATCGCGCCGAGACTGTTGATCTTCTGGACCCAAACGTCTGTGTGATTCACGTTCGTCGGTGCAAAATCAAGGCGTCGATTTGGCAATTGTTCTGTGATGTCGTAGTCAATTCGAGTTAAAACACCTTGCTTCATGAACAGCAAGAATCCTGTGTAATCTGATCCGTCGCCGATTCCATCATTCGCGTAAATCAGACTCATCGATGAATTCGGATCTGGTTCACGTTCGAAAGGTCCGTTCTCATCAACGTCAGCTGGAACGACTTCCATCGGAAATGATTCGAGTCCTGTGTTCACGCTGAATGGTGAAACTCCGTTTGGAAAGGTATTTTGATTGTTGATCAAAGAATACGTATCCATCACGACATCGCCAATTTGAACAGTCTTCTGAGGCTGCCCAAATCGCGATGATAGGATACGGTTCATCACAAGAATGAATTGTTCTTTCCAATTCGCGTTGTTCGGATCATTCCAAGCAATAGTTAAGTTCGAGAGATCAACGCCGCGCGAATCAAGCACGCGTTCAGAAGTGCTAACATCATTGATCTTTGAAAGACCACGAACAGGAATGTTCCGAGTTGCTTTGTAGCTGATCAGCTTCGCTAGGCGAAGGATCGACTGCTTCCGCTGAGCAGTCGTAATGAAGTTCTCGTGTGCCACCATGTCGACGCGGTACGCAAGCTGCTCAGCAACGTACGCGAACATCTCGAGCATCGAGATGAATTCTGATGACTGGATGTAGTCATTGAACTGCTCTGGGTAGTACGTTCGAGTATAGTCGACCAGCGACTGCTTTATGCTGTCGAAGTCGTAACTGACGAAACTTACGGCCGAGAACGCTTGATAAATTTTATCCCAAGACTCTGCTGTGTACGTGGTTCGAAGTGCCATTGTGGTGTCCGTGATCGTGTCAGGTATTTATGTCGGTAGTTGATCGTCAGGGATCGAACCTTTTCGGACGAGCCACATTCGCTTCATAGTCTCGATGTTCGAGAGTTCAAGGACCTTCTTCTTGTACGGTGCCGGGATGTAGTTCTCGTCGTCTTCCTCTTCATCGAGGTCGGACTTCCAGTTCCAAGTGATCTGCCCAGTCTCGTCTTCGATCTTGCCTTCGGCGATGAATTGTTTGAACGAGATCATGATCCAACTGGAAATTCAAGTTTCAACGTTTCCGTGATGTTCAATTTCACGTATTCGACATCGATCATTGCTACGATTGCATTGTTATTTGGGAGCGGCAGAACAGCGATGTCGATCAAGCGAACTCGCGGGTCATAATTCATTACCATCATAAGATCTTCCTTGATAATGGAAATGCTTGTTTGATCTAGCGGTTCAAAAGCCATCAACGGGATTCGAGTTCCGAACTTAGGCTGCATCACACGTTCACCTGGAATTGTATAAATGTGGTTCAGCAGATCGCGTTTCACAGTCTCGACATCGATTGTCGAGAAGGTCTTCCCGCCATTCTCGACATGAGCTTGTGTACTAAATCCACGATAGATTGATCTCATAATGTCATTCCTTCCAATTCTTGCCGCGCACGATCTTCGATATTGGACGCTTCCATGGTTCATGTGACGGGATTAATGATGGTTGATCAGCGCACGGCGCTAGTGCAGCTTCATTGCCATTCAAATGAATCTGAGGTGCCGACTGCATCAGATTTCCGGCTGCAAGAATGTTGAACGTCTCGCCAGATGTGATGTTTACACCACCTGCGCCTGTGAGCGAAAGATCAGAGCACGCTTCTGCTCGTAATGATTCCGAAGCGTTCAAATTTAGATTCTTACCAGCGCTGATATTCACGTTCCCAAGCGCTTGCAAATTGAAGTCTCCACCTGCGGACATGCTGATAGATTCAGCTGCGTATACATGAACATGCCCGTCGCGATCCATCTCTAGCCACGATCGACCTTGTGAAGTTGAAACATAGATTCGTTCATTCGCATCATCAAAGATAATCTGATGCCCTTCGGCTGTTTTGATTCGAACGCGAGCGCTTCCAGGATGATCTTGCATGATGATCGCGTGCCGACCTGGCGTAGTGATGCAATACGTCTGCGGATCAAGGCGCCCAATGTTTGAATCAGCAGATCGAATCACTCGCGGCGAATATCCTTCAGAATCCGTCTTTTCGTCTGTTGGCTGAGCTGCCATTCGTTCGTAAGCTCCGCGCGTTCGAGATATCGACGATGCAAGATCACCTTGGAATTGTGCCTTCAAATTCGTTGCCGTTGGCTCGATGATGCCACCGCTGTCAGATGTCGGTGCATCATCGTTCACATTTCTGCCAGCTGGAAGACTTCGATTACCGTGATCGGGGAAGAATGATCCCATGTATACACGTTGATTGTAATCTCCGTACAAGAACCCAATTAAGACTTGAGCACCGAGTTTTGGAACAGCCCAGAATCCGTATGATACAGGCCCAGAAGAAGCAGCACTTGATCCGCCAGCTGGGTACCCATAAGCCTGTCCAGCCAGCGGCGAAACATACAGCACCCATGGGAGGATGTCAACGTTAGGATTCTGACCGTCGATAGATGGGCACCAAACTTTAATGCGACCCATCTCTTGTGGATCAGCGGTGTCAACAACAACCCCGTCAATAAGTCCTGAGTTTGCCATCAGGTTTTGACCTTTTCAATCTTGGAACCGCCAAAGATGTTGTGTGAGTACAATTCTAATTCTTGCGTAAACAAATGTCCTGCGAAGATGTTCGTGACTTTGAAGATTACGTAAAAGTTATTCGAGAGCACACTTGATGCGAACGTACCGTCCTGTAACGCTTCATTCGTCTTGAAATTGACAGCTGGTCCTTTGATGTTCACCTTTGCGAACACAGGCGCGACTGCGTATGATTTCGTACTCAACGGTTTCTGAATTGTGAATGCATTCCCAACTTGTGAGATGTCTGAATTTTCATTCAAGATATCCTTTTCCAGACTTTCACGATACTGCCCGCGGCTAATTACTCCACTTTCGGTAGTTGATTGTCCGGATGTCGATGGCGATGAAGCATCGCCAGTATGAAGCAGCAATTGTCCGATGTTGAACTTGCTCATGATCAACGGATTCCCTTTAATCGTCATAGCGACGACAATTGGCGAACCAGCATAGAACATCGAAAGATTCTTTGAGTACTGCAATGATTCTGCGATTCGCTGTTGGCTCATTGGTTTCGATGCAACTGAAGAAGTATACCTTGTAAAGTTATCGAGAGCACTCTTCGAATCAAGTGGTAGCACTAATGGGTCGAATTCTCGAGCGAATGATATCGCATCCGTCTTTGCTGCAGAGTCTGGGGTATCACCGCTGCTGTCAGTGACGTTCCTCATTGCACTATCGCCAACTCTCATGTTCGAAGCAAGCAAGAATTGAAAGTCTTGAATCTTTACATCAAAATTCAAAATAGAATCGTTCTTACCTGTGAAGATGAAGTCCCATTCTAGAAAGTCTTTTGGTTTTCTAATAGGCAGCCCGTTTTCATCAACAGAACTAAAATAGTATTGATTGTCGAGTTTTGATATATTGTTCGTCGACACGTCAGCATCTGTGAACAAGTTCGGAACTTGAAACTCGACAACATCGACGTGCACGACCATTGTGACATTATCAGTTGTGAGTCCTACAAGTTGCTTGAAGAACTTGATGATACCGCCTTGAACAGCATCGCTCTGTTTGAAGTTCCCCATCGCAGCGATCTCTGGAACAGTTTTGAAAATAGCTTCAAGAACGTCAGTGATCAGCGCACCAGTGTTGGATGCGAAATACGAGCTTCGAATTTGACCGATTGTTTGGGACGATCCGACTGGTGGTTCTTTGATTGCTTCAGCATCAGCTCTAGCTTTGTCAATCTGGTCTTTGAACAAAGTTTCAACAATCTTCCCAGTGTTAGATCCCGACAATTGAAACTTGTCCCAATCCTTTGGAATCGTGATCATGTATTGGACTTTGCGACCGATTTTTTTAGCAGTCCTGGATTCATTGAACTTGTTCACGATGCTTTGAACAGAGTCATAGTATTCGGTTGATTTTCGATTCAGCTCTTGTTCAAGGCTTGTGATCAATCCAAGCAAGGAATTATCAGATGACAAAGCATTCGTGGCTGTCGAGATCGTAAGAAATCGAGAATTCTGATTCACATCAAAATTCATGTTCGGCATGAATTCTAGAACGTAAGATCCCTTAGCATAATCAAGATTGATTTCCATTTGCTGAAGATGCATCGGAATCGTTTCAGTTTGAATTATGTCGGTACTTCCGTCAGGTTTATGCCCGACGAACATCACACGAAGCATGAACACGATCCCATCGTAATTCGTCTTCATCTGCGAATCAAGCAACCACTGCATAAAATTCGCGAACGAAATTCCGACAGAATCGAGAACTGTCATCGACAGATCAGCTGCGAGATTCGATGGTGCTGCACCCTTATGCAAACCATTAACGTATACATCGTACTTCAAACTTTCAACAGTGAATTGTGAGAATCGACGAGTATCAATTACTAGAAAGATTTCGTCTTTGCGGCCATTAAAGATTACAGGCGCTCCGAGATACTTCGCATCGTCTATTGCTTTCAGCGACGATGCCATCGTATCTTTATCTTCCGAAGTGAATAATTTCGCAGTAACTGTCGTTCGACAAGCAAGAAGAACGTAATGTATCGAATACGTTTGGAACTCGTCAAGCGGATTGAAAGGTGTTCCGTTTGCCATTATACGATCGGGAGGATTGAAATTGGAACTTCGCGCTTCGATGGTACGCCACCAATTTTATTTGACATGATTGTTTTGATTCTGTCAATTGTCGGAATGTACAAGATCATTCCTTCTGTGATTTCCGAAGATGGATCAAGAATGTTGTTGTATTGTGCAACAACCCACCAATATCGCGGCTCGTCAAGAAATGTTGCGGTTATCCAATCAAGTCGACCAACAAATTTCTTCTCTACAATGTAAGTTGTATCATCAGAATTCATTGGGAACACGACACGTTCCCACCATTCGATAGCTATTGGATTCACCTCAGTGGTACCACCGGCGCTGTATCGTGATGTTCGAATTTGGGTGCTATTCTTTTCAGCCATGTTATGGTCCTAGGGCAGCGAGCTGCTCTGTAGCTCTTTGGAAATCACCTGATGCTCTTTTTATATCTGAAATTGCAGCATCGAGTTCTAAATTTATAGCAAACATTTCAGCTTTAGTGGTCGCTGCTGCCAGACGCGGTTCAAGGCTGTTATATTGAGCTTTGTGAAATTGAAGTTCTTTGATAACTACACCAATTTCGTTGTTAAGAGCACTCTTCTTAGCTTCAATTTCTGAGGAAGTTAAAGCTGGTGCAGGTTGTGCTGCAGGTTGTGCTGCTGACACAGATACAGCTGGTGCCACCTCAATAGATCCAGATTCGCCAGCACCGGATTCAGAAGCGGCCGTCTTCAATTCTGAAATAGCAGGTGTAACAAGATCAGGGATTACATTACCTCGACCGCCTTTAACAGAATCGCCAAGCCCAGCAAAAACTCTTTGTGCTGAATCGATATCGGAACGTATCCCACGTCCTCGGCCCCCATTTGGAACTGATTGAGCTTCTTGTTGAGGGATCTCATTTGTAGAAGTTCCAAAGTTCTGGCCTTCGTATCGAGATTTCGTATCGGCTGTTGGTTGCCCATAAGCATCAATCATGTTCCCGAGAAGGTAATCTTCAAGACTGAATTGATTGAATTCTTTTGTGCTGAAGCTCTCGACAAGTTGAATTGAAAGTTGGATTACCGTTGGGAACGGGATGTTTGAAGCTGATTCATCTGGCGACATTGCTGGGATGTAATCTACATCTTTCGGCCAATTCCAACTCAGTGACGTAATGACAACTGGCACCTCGCCGATCATCGATTTCCTGAATCCACGAAACTTCAAAACAGGTGGTGGCGCGCCAAGTCTGTTCTTGAATCGACCAGATTCGAGTGTGTGATCACCAAAGAACGGCATCGTCCAGCCGCGCAGCCAGTTCAAGTTCTTCAAGTTCAAAGATGCTTCGGCTGATGTTCGTGAAATAAATGTAGCATTCATTTGCCATTGAACACTTTCAGTGCCTTTATACTTTTGAAAAGAACCTGGGAACTGTGATGGGGATACAGCTTCGTATGATACTGACCGATTCTCAACGATCTCTGGCATCACTATGAATTCAATGATCTCACGAGTGATGGTATTTTCAAGAACAACCAAATGCGAACGATCTTCTCCAGCATCTTGAATTTTGATTACTTCGTTCACAGATTGTGCTGTCGCTGTCACATCAAGACTGCTGCCGCCGAATCCGAGTCCGAAAGTGTTCCCGCCAAGAGCTCCGAACAAATTTGGTGGGGCAAATTGGGTAGGAGCAGTTCCACCTAAAAGGCTAGCTGTTGATGGCAGCTTTGATCCTAAATTTTGAAAAGAATTTATTCCATTCGTAAATCTATTTTTTAGATCAGATATACCTTCTCCAACTTTAGTGCCAAGATCTGAAACAAACATTCCAACTGCGCGGTATGCTTCACCTCGTCCCTTTGCTTGTTGGAGACTCGACATAGCTGCTAACCGATTTTGAGCTCGTTCGACAAATTCGGCAGGGGCCTGACCATTTTCAACCGCTGCCGCGAGTTCCCGAAGATCGTTTTCATCTTGTGTGGGAGTATCGACCCCCGGTAACAACAGATACCCACCAACAAGGTTCTCAGAATTACTGCCTAAGATGCTTGTGTTAAAGGTTGAATCTGGAATTTCCATTATTTCTTGATTTCTGCATTAGGTGAATTCAACGAAATTTTGACTTTCTTGAAAATAATGTCAGCAAGTTTCTGATTGACACCAAGAATACTGGCGAACGCTTTCTTTTTACCAAGCTTCACAGCCAGCCGAGCCATCGATGCCGACATCATGTGAATCGGGATTTCTTTACCATTCTCAGCCATGTCTAAGAGTTCTTCAGACGGAACACCATCATCAGGGTCAGCACGCTCATCAAGTCCTGGCAAGATGATGTGTTTCAATTTTGAACCGTCAGCTGCAGTGAAATACTTATCTAGCAACTCAATGTATTTCGCAGCACGATCTGATCCGGCTGCGATCGCGTACGGCTCAAAACCAGCCTTTCGAACGTCTTTGAAAGCATCGAACGCTGTTTTTGAAGTGATGAACTTCACCCCGTTCGCATTCCCAGATGCTGTCATGAACTTGATTCTGTCTTCTGCCGAGAGTGGGTTCCTCTTCAAATCTTTAGAAGTATTATCGTTAGCTACGACTACGACGATTGGAGTTACCTTGTGCCCCATAGCCACTGTGAATGCTGTCATCAACTTAATGGCACTATAGTGGCCTTGAGTTGGTGGATTGAACCGCCCTACCATGACAACCGCCCTTTTCGATTGCTCGCCGACAGTTTCCTCCAACAAGTATTCATTCATGATGTCTCCAAATTCGATCATGTATTTACGAGTTCGGTCAGATCCTCGTTTTTGATCGATTGCGGTTCGATGTATGTTACAATCAATTTTGTGTCGCCTTTAAACTCTCTTAGGAAAGAGGACATCATGGCGACAAAAAAGATTTTGACGGCTACCGGAAGCCAACCAGAAGTGATCCCGAAGAAGGTGATCAAAGTAAAGAAGGCGAAATCGACTTCAACTCGCGGGCATTACGTGACGAACGCTCAGCTGATTGAAGCGATCGCCGCGGACAAACTTACCAAGGATGCAACGAATCCAAACGGAAAACTTTCTGGAAAGTTGGCGAAGTATCTCTGGATGATTGCCGAACGGTATTCATACAGTCCGTCTTTCGCAGGATATTCGTTCCGCGAAGATATGGTTTCAATCGCTGTCGTGAATCTCTGTGCGAATTGGTACAAGTTCGACCCAGCGAAGTCTGACAACCCTTTCGCATTCTACACGACGGCTGCATATCGATCGTTCTTGCAGTACCTCGCAGACGAGAAAAAGCATCGCGAAATTCGTGATTCGCTGTTAGTCGAGCATGGTGCGAACCCGTCATTTGCTTTCCAAGATAGAACACGACCAGGTAAGACTTCGGATGAGACTGCATTTCGTTCCTCATCTGGGGAGGAGTGAGTCAATGGCAATCATTACAACTGCTCGGAGTTCTCCATTGAAAAAAGAACTCGGCGAAATCAGAAAGCTCTGTGCTTTTACGGACATCCATTTTGGCGCCAGAAACAATAGCGATCAGCATAATTTGGATTGTTTGGACTTCATCGATTGGTTCATCACAAAAGTGAAGATGATCAAGCCAAGCCACATCGCATTTCTTGGAGACTTCTTTGAGAATCGGAACGCGATCAACGTTCGCACTTTGAATGCTGCGACTGAATGCTGCCGCCGTTTGAACGCCTTAGGCATCCCGATCTTTTGGATCGTTGGAAATCATGATCTGTATCACCGTTCGAATCGAAAGATCTTCTCGACTGACATCTTCTCAGATCACGATAACTTCATCGTCATCAACGAGCCAATCGAATTGAACAAGGATTGGTTCGCTGCTCCTTTCCTATTCAAAGACGAGTACCCGTCGTTGGCTGCCGACATCAACAGCCACAAGTACGTGATGGGGCACTTCGAGTTCAGGAACTTCGTTGTTGCTGGATCAACTCGAACTCTCGATCACGGACCTGAGGCTGAAGCATTTTCAGGTCCGAAGTATATCTTCACTGGACACTTTCATAAGCGGCAGTTCAATCGGAACATTGTATACATCGGGAATACATTCCCGACGAACTACGGCGATGCCGGCGATGCCGCTCGTGGAATGGCCATCTTCGATGTTGAAAGTGATGAAGTGTATTTTGAAGATTGGGAAGATGCTCCGTTATTTTTCAAGACAAAGCTCAGTCAAGTTCTCGAAGGCGAAAGCGAATGGCCGCCGAAGAGTCGTGTTCGCTGTACCCTTGATGCTGATATTGGGTACAGCGACGTTCAAGCTCTTCGCGAAGAGATGATCAAGTCGTTCAGTCTTCGTGAATTTTCAGTCGAAGAAGATCAAGCACTTCGAAAGGGAATGCTGAGTGAAGGTTTAGAATTAGAGACAGAACTTGACACGAGTTCGCTTGATTCGACAGTGAGACAGTTGATCATCGATGGTGTTCAACCATCGCCGACGATTGATCCCGCAGTTCTGGTTCGTTTGTACGAGGAGTTAGTGTGATGGAGAATTTAGCTGTGATGCTCTGGGCTATCGTCGGCGCTACGTTGATTGGAATTTGGGCAGGTTCTCCAATGCTCGGCATCGGTGTGTACTGCTGCATTGCGGCAACAGGAGGTTGGAAGTCATGAGCATCCCGCTAATCTTCAAATCACTCTCGCTGAAGAATTTCATGAGCGTTGGAAATGCGGAAAGCACGATCGAGCTTGACTGTCAAGGTACTGTCACTGTCACTGGCGAGAACCTTGACAATGGCGGATCGAACGGTGCTGGGAAAACGACGATCATCAATGCTCTGTGTTATGCTCTGTATAACAAGGCGTTCGACGCAATCACCTTACAGCGTCTTGTGAATACTACGAACGCGTTGAAGAATACGCAAATGGAAGTGCGTCTTGTGTTTGAGAAAAACGGTTGCGAGTACGAAGTATTTCGGGCGCGCGGCACAGATTACAAGATCGAAATTACGAAGGATGGCGAGGACATCACTCCTGGAAAGGGTGCTGTCGAATGTGATGCGCTGCTTGTTGACATCGTAGGGATCAGTTACGAGTTGTTCACGAAAACAATCATATTCTCAGGGAATTCACCTGCATTCCTGCAACTCCCTTTGTTTCAACAACGGAATCAGATCGAAGAGCTGTTCAACATTACGATGCTCTCCGAAAAGGCAACGATCTTGAAAGAAAAGATCAAGGCAACAGAACAAGACATCAAAGTTCAAGAAGCTGTGTGCAAGCAGCAAGAGAGTGCTGTTGAGCTGCATAAAAGGCAAGTGAAAGAAGCTGAATCACGAGTTCTTCGTTGGGAATCACAACGAGTTTCAGAGATCGAAGAAATTGAAGAAACATTGCTGATCGTTGGACAGATCGATTTCGATGCTGAAAAAGCGCGGCATGCCGAACGAAATTTGCTGAAGCAAGATGGCGCGTACCTTGCTGCGAAGCTTGCACCGCTGAAGAAAGACCATCAGCACTTGTCGCAAGCTGTTCAGAAGTTGATAGCTGAACACTCACACCTTGAAGATGCCACGTGCCCGTATTGTGCTCAATCGTTTCCAGATGCCCCGTCGAAGATTGCACTTGTTGATGCAGACATTCAAACCAAAGGTTCAAAGCTTCTTGAAGTTGAAGAGAAAGTTCAAGACTTCGGAGCGAAACTTCGTGACGCGAATTCGAAACTTGGCATTGTTGAAGGTGCGATCCAATATCAAGATCTCGATGAACTTCTTTCTGCTCGTGAGAACGCACAAGGTCTTCGTGCGAAGGCTACAGAACTCAAAATCGCAGTGAACCCACATATCGAAGCTCGAGAAAAGCTTTCATCTGGAAAGGTTCTAGAAGTAGAGTATCTTCGCGTTGACGACATGCGGAAGCGACTTGACCATCAGCAATTCTTACTGAAGCTTCTCACTGATAAGAATTCATTCCTTCGTCGTCGGATCATCAACAAAACAATTCCGTTCTTGAACAATCGCTTGAATCATTTCACGAATGCTCTTGGGTTGCCACACATCGTGAAGTTCGATGCAGACATGAGCTGTACTGTAACAGAATTTGGACGTGAGCTAGACTTCGGGAACCTTTCTGCTGGTGAAAAGAAACGGGTAAACACGTCAATGGCACTCGCGTTCCGTGACGTGTTGCATCACTTACACGCTAAGACGAATCTTTTGATGATTGACGAGCTCGATGGCGCGCTTGATCAGCCTGGTATTGATGGCATCATTCGAATTCTGAAAGAGAAGAGTCGCGATGAGAACTTGTCTGTGTTCATCATCTCGCACCACCCGTCGATCGTCGGGCGCCTCGACAGAAATCTTCGAGTTGTGAAAGAGAACGGGTTCACTTCCATAGAGATGGAGTAAATACTAGATGCTTTGGAGACTTGAATGAAAAAGAACGACTTACAAAATCTTGGAAGATCACTTCGCGAAAGTGCATCTGTGAGTTCGCGATTTAAGATTGCTATCGATAAAGTACGCGAAGACATCAAAGCTCTTGATGTCCTATTGAAGGAAGCAAATCGTCTCGGTTTGATTGATCTTTCAGAAGAAGCGATTGAAGTCGAATCAGCCGAGAATGTTTGGAAGGCTTCGAAAGATTCTGCTAAAACATACATTAGCAACACAGCGTACTTCGTAAAACAGCTGAAAGACGATTCCGAATTCGAAGTTATGATTGACACTGCCGGGAAGCGGAAGTTCTTCGCGAAGCTCTCGAATATCGATCTCAAAAAGTCATTCACTCCGATGCGCCCGAACCAGACTCCTGATGTTGAAGGGTATGTTCAGTATCGCGACATCGAACAGGTCGAAGCATTCGCGTACTCTGAAGACACAGTGAAGCTGAACACAGATGCTCTGCTGAACAAGGGTGATTATCTCGTTCGCAAGATTGATGGTAATGATTTCATCTACGAAGTTCAAAAGGCGAGAGATTTCGAAGCATCGTATTCTGAGAAGTGAGCGGTTCTGAAGCAATAAATAAGGGATGGAAACATCCCCTCAAAAGTTAAAAACCAAAGACATCGCTTCGACTCGTCGTTCTCTTCTAGAACGACAACAGTTCAAATGTGCGGTTTGCGGGTACGAATGCTTGGAAGAACAAGCTGTTCTTGACCACGATCACAAAGATGGACACGTTCGAGAAGCATTGCATCGTGGTTGCAATGCAGTTGAAGGCAAAATCGTGAATGCGATGCGAAGGTATGCTATCAAAGATACAAGAGCATTCCTCGAAGGTCTGGTTAAGTACCATGAGAAGCATGCCACGAATCGATCTGGCTTGATCCACCCGACCCACAAAACCCCTGAAGAAAAAGTAGCGCGAGTTAAGGCGAGGGCCAAGAAGAAGCGCGAAGCCATCAAGAAGACAAAGCAACAGTAATCATCCAATGACAGAAACATCTCTCCATCGATGGAGCGCTCGCCTCGATGCTCATCGAGAACATGGGTTCTCAGATCTCGTTCCAATTGTCTCAACACACTTCAGAGCTCACGAAGCTGTTGAGAAATTCTTAGGCCCGTACAACGCTCGACAACGAAATTCTGCGATGCCGTACTCAGCGCCAGATCGTGAAACTCTTCGCCAGCTGATCCCACAAGGCAGAATGAATGAATTTTCGTACTCCGCGTACTTGAATAGCATCATTCGATTCTGTGAATCCTCAAGGGGCACTCGTGGCCTTCCAACGCCACATCCATCTGCAATTCACAGCATTCAGCTGCCTGAACCTGCTTTCGAACTCAAGGCTATGGTTTCAGGTGATACAATGGTGAATATCATTGGAATTCCTGAAGCCATCATCGTTCGTGGTCTTCGAAATGCAAATGATATGAAGTTCATCATCGTGCGGCCGAAATTGAGTCAGCTTGGAACTGCATCAGCAAAGAATTGGGAAGTTCTGTTTTATCGTCAAGCACTCGGGTACATTGCTGACTGGGTTGACAGTACCTTGAATCCGCGCTATTCAGGACGTCTACAATAAAGGAGTTTTCATGCTCATTCAATACACACCCGTCTCGTCTCTCAGTACTGAAGCTCGCCAGCGTTTAATCGCATCGGCTCAAAGCTTGTTGCTTACAAATGAAGCTTCACGTGGGCATGTCATTTTCGAAGGCAAATACTTCAATGTCAGCGAGGTTCGCGCAGCCGCATCCTCGAATCGTATCTTCCTTGCTGAAGGCTGATGTGATACAATAACTTTATTAACAGGAGTTATCGTGTCAGCAAAGCAAGCAAAGCGCCTTCGTAAGGCAGCTATGGGTCTCGCAGTGTCAGTTTCGGAAGCAGGCAGGGAAATCAGAGGCCGCACGCTGCTTGCTCAAGAGCATCGTCGAACAGCTGCATCATCCACAGTCACATCTTCAGCCTCAATGAAGCCTGATCAAATTGTTTCCGACGATGTTCATATCGAGACCTTCGCTGTGTCTGCAATCAATGCGCCGAACTCGCTGCGCGGCATCATTCGTTCCCTAAAGAAGGGCATGAAGAATGGCACGCTCGACAAGATGCCACCGCGGTCGCGGTGCTCCACCAGCTCCGAACTTCGCTGAAGAATGAGCATTCTGTACAGAGTGAGTGGTGGAAGCGTTCATCACTCTGATCCATTGCACTGGTCGAACTTCTACCCAGACAAGCAAAGACACCATCGTGAAACAATGAACAAGCGACAGGATTTGATCCTGTATCTTGCGAGTTTGCATGCATCAGCTTGTAGATCAGAAATGCCGCTTGGGATGATTCACATCCCAATGCGGCTGATGTCATTGCGCGATTGGGTTCAAGACTACCGAGTTGTACTCGATGCGTTTTTTGATGTGCAGCAACTCGGGTATAATCTCGGCGATGGGAACCACGAAATCAGTATCCTCACACCAAAGCATTGGAAGAAAGATGAAAGGATCAAGAGCGCTTCGAATGCTGCTTGTGCTTTGAAGTACGAACCTGGTCTTCGACCTGATACTGAAATCGTTTCAAAAGTATACATTCAGCAACAGCGCGCAGATCACATCCTCGAAAAGCTGGCGCGCTGCGGGCGCCTCGATTTGCACTCCCCAGTTGAATGGTTGCTTTCACAGAGCGAAGTGAACTTCCATTTTGAACGAGCTGGAAAACTCCAGCAACGTGATACGTCTGTGTGGCCCGTTAGTGGAGTTGAAACGTGGCCAAGCTGGCTTCGTGAAGATCTATTCGGGCCAGGCATTGACATCGATTCTGCATACACACAATTCTTGTTGAAGCATCTTCGCGAAGCATACATGGACAGACCACAACTTCTCCAATTGATGTTCCCAGATCTGCTGAGATCGTTGGTTGACAAGAAGGCTTGGCGCATCGAATTGTGTGCAGATGTTCTCGGGATGGAAGTGTCAAATGAGAACATCGGCATCGTGAAGCGTCTCTGCATGAGCCTCGCGAACGGCTCACGCATCAGCCCAATGATTCTGACAGGCTCGAGAGCGTTCAGCATCACAGCTGATCTCGTAATTCAAAACACCGATGACGTATCTGTTTGTAATTTGATTCGTATCGGTGATCGCCTACAGTCGATCTCGAGGCAGTACGTGCAAGCTCGAAAGATCATCTGCATTAAGGTTCTTGGGCGAAGCCCATCAAGAAAGAACCAAAAGAGTGTGTTCGCTTCGTATTTTGAATGGGAGCGAATAGCGCGCTACATGATCTGGGAAGAAGTCGGCAGACACGGTGTCATGGTTCATGATGGCATTGATGGCATCCCGCAAGAACATCTTGACCGATTGCCTGCGATCATGGAAGGTCTAAGCCTTCGCCTCACAACGTGAGCGTTATTACAGCATTAGGTGCTGAATAAGGAATGGGAGCCATTGGCTCCCATTATTGTTTTATGAAGAGCGATCCATAGCATTCTCGAGCTTAGCAATTCCGCTCATAAGCACTTCCATTTCTTTTTCAAGAACTTTCAAGTCATCGTCAGCCCGACTATCATATTGATCCCCAGACCGTGATCTTTGTGAATGATATTGATTTTTCCGTTCTACATCAATCCGTTGTTGAAGCTCTTCTTTTTTAGACAGTGCTTGATCGATCTTTGTTTGTAAAGAAGATTTAAGCATGTTCTCACCGTCTTCAACCAGACCAGTAACTTCACGTGTCTTCGCAACGAAGTACTCGTGCATCGTAACAGCAGCTTGCTCTTGACGATCGTTGATGATGTCTTGAAGCATTGCCTTCAGTGTTTCTTTATTGCTCATGTTTTTCTCCTAGGGTTGATTCTGTATTTATACAGGTTTGCCGTTAAAATAAACTGCTTTGAACGGATTTTGAATGTTTGCATCACATCTCAAGTTGATCAACGTACAGCTTCGACACAGGATTCTTGACCAGACGTTTAGAGCCTTGAGCGTACAAGCCTTGTTTGATCTCGTCCGCCATGTTCTTTGTGATGTTCCTGGATCGCATTCCACCACGCAGGAAGAAGTGAACTGGAACAGGCTCGTCACCATTGACACGTCGAACCATTCGCATCCGTCCACGACCTTCGTGTCCTACGATCTTCGGAAGCGTCTTGCCTTCGTCGTCGATCATGATCTCGAAGAACGGGATCCCGATTGCGTACCCTTCTTCAACGAACTTCTCAAGATCACGTGACGTTGGCTCTTGCTGACCTTCGTCGTCGAGAGCGAGCGACATGAACACTGACGGCTTCACAAAACCGACGAACCCCATGTACCATACGTTCGTGTTGTTCGGAACTGAGCCGAACCCTTTGCTCGAAGAGAACGTGATCTTCCCGACTGTGTAATCTTCTTCTGCTAAAGCTGGTGACCAAGCCGGAACATCACCAAGCCTCTTGGCATGAATCTCGCGCTCAGCCTCGGCAAGGAATTGTTTGAATGTGTGCATAGTTTATTTACAACAAAGGGACCTACGGGTCCCTTTGTGAAGCGGTTGATCCTTAGATCTGCGCGCCAGTTGAAACAACACGGATCGGGATATGGATGAATTCTGCGGCACGCGTTGGCTTGATTGCAATATCGAGATACATCTCGTTCGCGTCGATGCGGGCTGCGGTGTTGTTCGTAGCATCACAGTATGATGCGTAGTCGGTAAGACCACGCTTAGATAAGATGTCGTTCATCACGCCATCAGCTGCTGCTTTCAAGTTATCACGTGTAAGCTGATCGTTCGGCTCGAATACAAATGGCTGCGCACCTTTGCGAAGGACGCGGCGAAGATACATCACGAGGCGAACAACGTTGATCCGGTCAAGAGCCGAAGCTGCCGGAGCCGAAGTCTTCTGACCCCAGACAATAATTCCGCGACCTGGGAAGAACACGATTGGGTTGATGTTCTTGTAGTATTCATACAAGTTGTCGCGTTGACCGCTGTTCAAAGAAACTGGAACGAAGGTGGTTGCTGTCCCAAGAGCGCCAGTCACGAACCCAACATTGTCCACACCGAATGTAATGCCGCGTGAGATACCAGCTGGAGCTACCCAAACGTACGATTGATTGTCGCTGTATGCAAACGTTCGAAGAGCGACACCTGATGGTGCGCCAAGAACATTTCGACCGTCGAGATTTGATTGAACTGCCCACGGGTAGTAGTACGAAATTGAATTTCCTGACTGGCGGGCGGATGTGAGCGCCCATTGCGCTGTCTGATCTGGATTCAGATTGGACGGAGTATCGGCAATCACCATCGCTTCGTCCTTAACATCGACTGAAAGCAGTGTCAATTCGCCAGCGCATTCGAAGTATCCAGGACAGAGGATCAAGTTGAACTCATAAAATTCCGAGCGAACGTCTTGATTGATGTTGATCGAAGCTTGAAGAGCAGTGACGATCGACAGACGGCGAGCTGCATCATCTGCGCCGAGCGGGTTCGTAACTGTAACAGATGAAGATGTTACAGTGAATGAATCACCAACCGCGAACAGTGTTACGCCTGGAACGATTGTGAAGTTCAGGTAGTTATCGTCATATGGCGAATTCACAGCGCCCACACCTGCAGGTCCTATCAAGTACGCAACTGTGAAGTTCGAAGCAGTCGTGAACGTAATCGTAGCAACGTTGTTCCCGAGCGAAACATCAGGTGCAAGATTCTGAACTGCCCCGTTGCCGACGTTGCCAACACCTGGAGTTGCTGCGTACGCAAGAGCGAACATGAACTTGTCACCGGCTACGAATGGTACGAGGCCCGCAGAAACAGTGAAGCCAACGACTTGCGACGTGAGAGGAGCACCGACATTGCCGTCTTTGATGAAGCCTGCAACGGAACCAGTAACACCGAATTCAGTACCAGAAGTGAATGTGACAGTGATGATCTGTGGCTTCACAGCTAATGATGTCGCAATGCGTGCGCTAATCGTACCGTTACCAACGCCAACGAACGAAGCTGCGCCTGACATTGGGATACCAAGTGAAACGAAAGTTTCAGCAGCATCGTCAAGATCAACGTTCGCACGAACAACGTATGCGCGATTTCCAATCCCCAAGAATGAATTCAAAGCGAGCAATCCGTATTCATTCCGAGCATCGCCGTGGTATTCGTTACCAGAGATGTCATTCAAGAAATACGGAACACCGTACAGCTCAAGCGATTGAGTTTGTGACGTCACTGTGCGAACAACGCCGTGCTCAAGAGTACCAGCAGCCAAAGTCGAACCGTTAGGTTGCAACTTTCCTGTACGAGTAGCAATGAACAGAAGTGGAACTGTCGTTGCCGTCGTCGGAAAGAAAAAGCTTTGATCTGTAACTGTGACGCTTACGCCAGGGGAGATAAGGTTGGACATTGAAATACTCCTGCTAAAGATGGCAGCAACTGCTGCTCTGGTTGTTCGTAAGAGTATTTATGAAATCGGCAGTTTTTGATAGTCAATCTTGATTCACTTTCTGATACCGAGCTTCTTCAGAATGTCATCTTCCCATAATGTTCCTGAGATATTTACATCTTGAAGCGTTATTCCTAGACGCTTCAGGATCAAACGGAATTCAGCTTTGTGCCTGTCACTAGATTTCTTGATTCCAAGTTCAGAGAACGCTCGAAACAGCCCGCTAAGCAACTTACTTTGAAACCAGTCTTTTGCATATCGTTGTCGAGTTGAGTTACTTGTAATTCTGCCTGCTTTGGCATCGGCCATCCAAACATTCAATTCTTTGGCTATATCTTCTTGATCACCGAACTCGAGGATGTCTGCAAGTGATCGAGAATCTAAGTCAGTATTCTCATCTGCAGCTTCGACCTTTCCAAGAATCTTCGTGACTTTCTTCAAGTATTCATTTCGTTCTGCAGCTGGATCGATCGCGATTTCTAGAGCAAGAACGAATCGCAGAATAGTATCATAGATCAAATCGTACTTCGTGTGGTATTCAGCATTCCCGGCAATTCGGAATTCAAGATATCCACTCTTTATCTTCTCAATGTGCACAGACGAATACTTAGCTGTTGAAAGAGCTGAGCGAGCGAGTTTCACCATCGCATCAGCTTCCTTTGGAAGCTTTCCAATGCCAGTAAGAGAAGTGACGATCGCATCGGTCTGCGGCTTCGTAAATGTGTTCGAAAGACGATCAAATTGTTTCAGAACATATCTATCACCCATGAACAATACGAGCTTCAACAGATCAGCATTCTCAATCCCAGGCATACTGATGTTTATGTGCAAGCCAGTGGTGATGTTCGTTTCAACATTTTGCCGAACCATCCAGCTAAACATTGATTTCAAATCTTGAAGTGCTTTCATCAAAGTCTGCGGCGGCGAGATAATTTCTGCACCAACCCCTACGGCACCTGCAGTAATTGATCTGTCAGGAACTACAAGCCAGTCACCTCTATCGAAGTGTTCTTTAGATTCGCGCCAGGCTATCGTGACATTTTGCTCAAGATGATCTGACAAATCGTCCTCTATGTTCGAGAATGTTCCCTTTTGCATCTCTTCGATATCCATGTCGGCTAGACCGCCGATGTAGATTCTAGCCGATGATTGCCCAGTATCAGCTTCCCAACCGTATGTTGGGATGAAACCATTGGCTTTCACGAAATTGTACACAGATTTATATTCGTCAGAGATGAAGTTCTCCCATTCGATTTCATCATCTTCCGATTTCGTTTGAACCCAATTGTCGTATTCTTTGGTAATTGTCTTTTTCTCAACTTTGTCAATTTCGAAATAATCAAATAATTCATTGAAGTCTGTGATTTTGTTCAATGACGTCCATTCGCGATTCACTTCTCCATTCGCAAGAAGTTCGGACTTTTCAGAAATGACGCACTCGAATTCGAACCCAATTTTTGCATCGCTATGCCGCTCCGCTGCTTTTGCGAATTCAGCACGGTTCATCGCCTTCTCAGCAAGGAAGTTTTTGAATGTAATCATGGGTATTGAACCTGGTTAGGCTCAGGCGGGCTTCGAGTTCCTCGCTGAGGAGCGATGTATTTTTCGATTTCGTACCAGCGCACCCCGTCCCAACGCTTTGCAATGTTCGATGTCATGTCGAACCAAGTTTCATCGACTTCTGGATTTGCCGGCGCAATGTTCTGAACGTACGTGCATTCAGCTGCACTCGGTACTTCGTTAGTGTCGAAGTCGAGGCGCGTGAATGGTTCATCGAACGGAACTAAATTTCCAAAGTCATCAACTTCATTAATATTCATCGATCCAAGGTTTCCAATTTGAATGATAACTCGACGAACCAGATCATCTTTCACGCCCATTGGAATACTGAGGAAGATTGGAAGTTCGAACGCCAAAGTCCATAAAATTATTCGACGATCGGATCCAGATGGATAATTCTCTTCGTTGCTAATCGAAGTGAGTTCGACTTTTGTAATTCGAGTCCAATCAAACGGGCCATCAGACTTCTGAATTTGCAGATCTGGATTGAACAACACAAGCACTTGCTCAAGGATTTGATCTCGTTGTTGTGTATTCGAGGTGTAAATGCTGAGTTCAACAGTAATGTTGTACGGGATCGGCATCGCTCGCTTCACAACAGTCAGATCTGTTGGGAACACACCGCCAATTGGAAGCGTGACGCGTTGATCAACGTATGCTTGAACCTTTCGACGCTCTGGCGCTGGATCGATTTGCGTCAGGTGGGCCGCCATCGTCGGAAGACTGAACACACGATTCTGTGTGTTCCCTGCCATGATCGCAGCGACAACACGATCTTTGTGCCCGATCACGATTGGCACTGTGATAAATTCTGCATCGCCGCATTCGCCGATCCCAGTTTGAACTTGGAGACCGTGAAAGATACTGACGAATTGCAAAAGGTACTGTCGCAGTTGATTGTCGAAGTGGTAGTGAGTGATCATTTGAATAACTTCGGATGAGTGTCAATGTATTCGGCGGCCTTGTCTGTCATTTCAGCAATGAATTGTTTGAATGTGGTCATGACACCTTCGATTCTTCAAGTTGTTCTTGCGAAACGATTCTGCCTGGGAGATATTCAACTTCCATATCTATAGCTTTTTGAAGGCGATGAACACCATCCAACACGACCCATTTGCGTTTCCAAATCGTCATCAACAGCGGAGCATTTAAGTCAGCAGATTTCACACGCGCAGCATCATTGTCTTCAGCAAGGATCCATTCAATGTCAGCAACTTTGAAATACGAGACTGGGTTCTTATCAACAAGTCTAAACACCGTGTTTATGTCATACTTCTGCTTGTCATGGGTAAACGAACCACCTTTTGTCTCTTGATATAATTCAAAAAGCTTCATGTGATCTTCTTGGTTGTGAGACTCATTGTCTGAGTGCGATTCAAGATTTCAAGCTGTGACGGACGATGTGCCGAACGATCATTCCTTCGATCTTGTTCAACAAAAATCCACTTGTTCTTTGCAAGACTGAACTTGTACAATCTTGCTGCGAGCTTCAACGCAGAATCGTATTCAAGCCTGAAGAAGTTCCCATCAAGTTGGCCAGCTACATCTGGCAATTTATTGTACCCAGTCTGATAAGGTGCGCCATCAGGTGGTAAACCATCTTCGACATATGGTCCGACACCATCGTATGAGCCAGGCTGATTGAATCGATTTGTACCTGAAGCTTGTTCACGAACGTTCGTGCCCTTCTCAGGAACAGCGATCTTCGCATCTGCTGAATTCTTTTCCGTGATAGTCAATGGCGCTGTTTGAATCTGCTCGACACCGCTGAAGAACGAACCATCGTCAATGATGTACTTCTGTGTGTCGACAGTACCAACGATGTCTCGCGTTTCTTGCGAAGGAATCAGAAGCTGCGCCTGAAATCTATACATGATAGGGCGCCAGTTCGTGCTGAATCCTTCAGCACTCCACGAGACATCATTCACTTCGAGGAATTTACGAACTGGGCGAAGATTATGATCGTACTGAAGTTCATTCGGGACTTCGATCACATCACCTACAACGATTGGACGTCCGAGCACTGTAACCATGAGCGCGAAACTCGTAGTGAATGTGTATACGTCAGCGATATTGAATCCGAACTTGCTCAAATCTGAAATCGCATCGAATGGGGTGTACGCAGCTTTCAGAGAGATCGAAGCTTTCGCGTAGTCACGATCTCGATTCTCCATGTATAACGTGTCTTGAATGTCATCAAGTCGCGTCTGCTGAAAGTCAAAGAGTTCCAGCTTTTCGACTGTCCATGAATCATTCGTGAGAGCACCAGTGAAGCTCAATGGGACGATACGCCAGTATCGTGCTCCAGCTGAAGCTTTGATTCGAATCATAGCTGAAGTTTGCACGTTCGGCAAGTTCACAACATCAACACGAAGCCACGATAGCTCGATCGGGACGGAAAAGAGATCGTTCGCAGCATATGGGATGCTGCCTGCCATAATCGTGAACGACCCAATTAGTGAGTTGAATCGAACACCAACAGTCGCGAGACCAAGCACTGAAGTACCACCAGGACCAGTGAACATGATGCTGAAGAGTGTTGATGACGATGCAATCGCCATGATAGTGCCTGGCTTCGGCGAAACACCTGAATTGAAGGAACCGAACCCGCCATTCCCGACGCCTGTGAACGACACTTTCAATGGGTCAATGAAGTACCCGCCATCGGAACGATCAACACGAACTTGCAGAGCTCGTTGAGAAGCACTTGAACTCTGCTGGATTCTGAACGAAGTGATGTGCATTCTAACACCAATGTCTGGGGCATTCTCTGGTTGACCGTACGAAGTCAACCTGATACCGAAATCATACCCAAGGAATGCAGGTACTGACACGACACTCGATCCAGTTTCAGTTGAAATCCAAGATCCCGCAAGCGAGTCGAATGCGTTCGCCGGAGTGCCTGAACCAAGGGCCTGACCATTTCCAGTCAGATCAATTAACTTCCCTTGCTCGTGAATGCCGAGGAGCTTGAAGATGTTCAGCGGTGCACCAGAGACCAGCAGGTTCTCGATCGCTACCGATTCTTGATACGACGAATCAGCGGCTGAAGTACTATCCGTAAGCGAGTATTCTGGGGTGCAGTACGCCGGTGGAACATACGGGTTCGCACCAGAACCTGGTGGCGTCGTTTGGATCGGGAGCCCAGAGCCGGGCAATGTTGGGTTATTGATAGAGCCGGCAGCGTCAGCACAATCATCAAGTGTTGTTCGCATTACGAAGCCACCGGATCGGTGAACACAAGTTGAGCTCGACCTTTGTCATCTCGCATCATGACGTTCTTATCGTGCAGATCGACGCCATTCAGATTCGCAAAGTACTTCGCAACAACTCGAACATCGTCATCAGTTGTTTTGCTAGCGATGCGGCCCCAGTGCTCATCGAGCTCTTGGAAATCGGTGTAATCAATCATGTCATCGAACAGCGGATCGTCTTGTCCGCCTTGATCGAAGTACTTCGGTGGGACCGTTTTGAGAACACGTTGCACAGCAGCTTTGATTTCTTTCTTAGTGGCTGGCCGAAGCTTTTGAAAGAAGATGATGTGCGCACTCACCGTCCCGCCATCTCTTAGGAACTTATCATCAACATCGACCTTATGAATGCTGACGATCTTTGGCAGCCATTCGTTGTTCGGGTTCTTCTCACAGAACTTTGCGAACTGCATGTACTCTGGATCGTATTCAACAACCTTGACTGCGACGTTGTGGTACACTGGATGTTGGAACACCGACGCGTACACACCAGTGCCGAGCTTCTTGATGTTCAGCGATTTCACAAGCTTATCGGTGTATTGATCAAGCGTCTCTTCTTGAATGAGTTCAAATACTTTCATGCTCTTCTCCCCACGATGCGAAAACCATTCTGGTAAGAACCGTACAGCTCAATCTTGTACAAGCTTGTTCGCTTGATGCCATGTTCTTCTGAAAATTTCACGATGTCCTTGATCTGCTTATTCCCGTCGAGGTCTTCGATCGCTTCTCGGCACCTTTTTGCCTACGAATTTTCAGAACACTTTGATCAACGGTTGAGTAGTATTTATCTCGTCCGGCACCCATTCGATCAAATTGTTCAAGCGCCAGTTTGTGAGCTTTTGCCTTGATCGCTTCGACTCGCTTGATAACGCTCCCTGCTGAAACAGCTACCCAATCAAGAAGCTCACATTCCCTTGGTTCACGTGTCCACCGTACTCGAAGTTCAAGATTTCTTCCTTGAGCTCAGTCATGTCTTGTCTGGCTTCCGAAACCAGAAGCTCTCCGTTCTGCGAAATCGTGCCAGCAGCACCAGGCGTACCAGAGCTAAAGCGTGATCGAATCAAACCAAGCTGCATCTTGCATTCAGCTAACGCCCAATTTTGAATGAATTGTTTTGCCCAACGATCTACTAGAATCTCTTGTTCAGTACGCTCCATCATGCATTCAAGGATCACTTTTTCAGTTCGAGCCACTCGCCGAGTCAACAGCAATTCGCGACTTGGTTCATCCCAGAGGAACGTCATGTCGCCTGCGAAGATTCGTTGGAACTCTTCGGAGAGCGAGCTGATCAGATGCAACGATAAGATGTCGACTGTAGCTGCAGAATAATACGAAGTCAGGATACCAGATGACCAGATCGCATCATTCCCATTCGCAGTCTCGATACCAAGAACGTTCAGCCGATGAACCTTCTGAACATCGACAATTCGATCAGTCCTGTTCGATGAAGAATTCAAGTAGTACGTTTGCTGGCCAGGCATCAAAGTGAACATCACGAACTGTTTTCTGTACGCAGCGTCTGTCCATTGGCGATAGTTGTCGAGCGCGTTGTCGATCCCAATATTGAATTGTTCTTCCTTGAGCTCTACACAGGTCTGAGGCCACCCAAGTTGACCCTTGAGAATTTTGATCACTCGAATTCGCTCATCATACGAACCGTCGTTTCCTATGGCGATCTTGTCAGTCGTTGGGGTTCCTTGCTGGTGAGTATTAACTTGAATCCAAGACACACCATTGAACGCACCAAGAACACGAAGTTTCGTATTGTAGAAAAGCAAACCAAGATATGGATCGATCAATGGCTCACTTTCAGTTTTCAAAGCCATTGTGAATGCTGGGATCAAACTGCTTCCAGTATTGAACAAAGAGTTGGATGCATCTGGATAAATCCAGGCGGTACCATTGTAGTACGCAGCACGTTCTTCAGTATAATTCCAAACGAAATCACCAACACTTGCAGTATTTGGAAACGTTGTCACACCGCGAACTTCAGCAAGAGGCGTCCAAGCTGGTCCTGGAATTTTGAATTGGACATTCGTTGAATTTCCGTTCTGCCAGCGAGCCCCGTCAAATACTTTCAGTTGTGAACCATTCAAAAGATACGTTTGTCCAGAAACACCTGGGTACGCATCGCCAGTACGAATCCAATCAGAACGAGTTGAGATCCACTGTGATCCTGTCCAGTACTGAACGAAATTCAGCTGCTCGTCGAAGTACACTGTTCCGGGTGTTGGAGCAAGAGGGGCTTCTGGCAGTGAAGGAATACTTCCAGAGAATGTTGACGAATCTTTCTCGACGCGCGAGGCTTCAAGTGGGTACGATTGTACTCCAATTGGGTAGTACTGCAGGATGTTTGACGACGGGTGGATTGATGCGAAGTACAGCGTAGTACCGTCTGTATTCGTAATCGTGATCTCGAACGTTTCAGTCTTGTTCGCGACATCAATAAGTGTTGCAGCAGGCCACGGCTGATTCAAGATCTGAGAATAGAACGCAACAACGTGCGCTCCGCTCACCCCTTCTATTCGATCCGCTGGTACGTTCATGTCCGTCGATGAAGTATATTGCACCCCATCAGACGGATAGTTCACGGGCGAGATCGCCTTTTCATTCAAGACGATTACTGCGCCATCAACAGTTCCAGCGTCAGTCGGACGAACAATCGTGAGTTTGATTGTCGTAAGTGACGGGCGAGAGATGTCGATCTTGAAGAGACGTGCTTCGACCCATAAATCGTGGGTCGAGCGAGCTGAGATGTCAGAGCTGGAAGCCATTCGGTTCCTTCGATGTAAATACCATGATCAGTATTTATGCCAAAAAGAACTATGTCTTTCGTACTTCACACCTTTCGTCCTTCAGAGACAATCGATGCTGTCATTCGCCTTCTAGGTCGTCACAATCTGTCTCACGAAGAATTGATTCCACTTCGGGCGGAATTCAATCGAATGAACGATTCAACGTTGCCTAGACCTGGGATGACGATGAAAATTCCGTTACCTACGGCTTCAAATCTGAAAACAGAATCTTCTTCAATTCCTGCCGAATGATCAACCGATTCGCATTGAACTTCGCTTGAACGGTAGTCGAAGCTTCTTGAAGCTCGTGACCAGCGAACGGTTGGTACCAAATCCTCGCCCAATCGTAACATTGCTGGTCAAGCTCGGCAGCAAAGTTCAAAATACCAACTCGAGTTGGTTCAACTGAAGCGTACTTGAAAGACGCTTCAATGCAGTCCTTGTACAACGAAGTAGCCATCGTTGCAGGGACTGCACTTGGGTCTGCTGATGCCGAAAGCATCGAACACAGACAAATTGCAGCAACGATTTTAGATTGAAAGCTCATCAAGAATCGCTTTTCGAACTTCGTCGGCATCAAAAATTGTCCGTGGTCCCGAGTGCAAGACTATTTCGTTGTTTATCTTTTCAGTCAACGTATATCTGAACTTGTATTCTTGAATTGCAGAATCGAGTGTATCATGAACATTGGCCATATCGATCACGATCATTCCTGGAAGCTGTACGTCGTTCTCGTGAAGAATAAATCCGCGAACGGAAGCATAATCGATCCAACTGAACGTTTCGACAAGAGTTGCTTTCACGACAGCACCTTCATCACGATCTTGGCGATGTTCGCTGCGTCATCCGCGCCGTTATGATGACGACCATCGAGCGTCAGACCGTAGAACTTCAGAGCGCGTTCCATTCCAATCTCTTTCGCGAGTCCTTCTTTCAGCGCCATCAACGTCTTCACGTTGAAGTGAGCACGCATTCGGTCGAAGATGTTCTGATGACGTTGAATGCCGTACAGCTCGTACAGACCTCCACGCTCACCTTCGCGTGAGCTCAACTTCACTCGGTCGTATTCACCGAAGCTGAACCAAACGTTGTCTTTCGTGATCTCGTAATCTTTCTCGATCTGCTCGATTGTGGACAGAATGTCGGCGCCTTCGTCGACTGCTTCTTGCGTCCAACCAGTGAGCTGCGTGCAAAATGGCGAGACCTTTGTTCGGCTCGGTTTCACTACGTACGACGAAACGTCTTGAACACCCTTGATCTTGTCAAGAACACAGATGCCGATCTCGATGATCTCGTTCGGCATTGAACCTTGTTCTTCGCGAGTCTCCCAGCACGTAGCTTCAAGATCAACGATGAAAACCCTGTCAAGTGCGGCTCCCATCAATCATTCCCCAGCACAGATGGTACAGTTGACTTTTGGCTTTCCATGTATTCTTCGATGCAGTTCTTCTCGATGTTCAGCTGAAGTTGCTCAGCGATCATAGCGTGCATCACAACTGAATGTTGAGCTGCGTACTGTGGGCGCGTTTGATATCGCGATTGACGAAGGGTCAATTCGTTGATCATTCTGCCAAGCAGGAAGATCCGAGCTTCAAGCCAGCTCAGTCGTTCGTTCGAAATTGGATACATGAAAGTCCTTCGTGCCGGCTTTGAACCAGCTTGGGGTTGTGCGGTTGGTCCAGCGAGCAAACGGTGCTTTCGCGCCAATGTAATAATTTTGGTAAGCCAGGACTGGATCATCTTGAACCTTGAATTCGTCACCCATCGCTTGTGGCCACGGAGTGAGGTCACCAGCCGGTATGTTCTTTGGTGGCGAACTCAAGAAGTCTTTTGTGTCCGTCCACGTCTTGTGTATCTTACCATACCTGTGAGTGAACTCGGCAGCTGTTTCTTGGAGGAGCTTAAACAGCCAAAGATAGTTCGAATCCGATTCACGACACCAGATCGCGCACGGATGATTCTGATGCGAGAGGTTGTAGCAAATCGGATCGACGATGTAGTGCTTCTCGACCGTGGTGCCGGTGAACGGGTTCAGACGCGATTCGAAGATCGTGACTTCTTTACCGAGGAGCTGAATCTTTTGCTTCTTGCCTGATGGCAGAATCTCGACGACTTGCCGACCGTCGCGGATGCGATGAGCTGTTGAAAGAAGCTGCGCGTACTCGATGATCATCTTGACGACGTGCTTGTCAAGATGCATTTGAGCTGCAATCTTCGGGTCTTCGTTCAGAACAAAGATGTTCATGATCAGGCCTTGTCGTACAGCTTTTTCATAGCAGTGTCGATGTTCATTTGAAGGACCTTGCCGTAGCTCAGTTCTAAGGCTCCAAGAACTGAAACCATGTTGTTCGGGCTTTGACCGTCGAGGCCGATGATGTCGAACGTGTCGATGATCGTGTTCAGAGCATCGATGCCAGTGGCCGAGTTGTAGAAGACGAGCGAAGCGAACAGCATCCGTGCCCGGTTCGGCATGATGCCAGTCTTGAGGAACGGACGAAGAAGCACGTCGAGAGCTTGCACGCCAGTCTTGCCGGCTTGAACCATTTCGAACGTGACACGACCGCCTGGCTTTTGAGCGATCAAGTTCGCGTACGAAGCTGTCGGCAGCAGAGCCTTGGCCCAGACGAGTGGATCATCCTCGAGAGTGAGGTTGTCACGACGAGCACGAATGATCGAGATTTCACGAAAGGCCAACTGGCGAAGCATGCCAGCTGAAGGACCTTCGTTGACAGTCAGGTCAGCGCCAGCAGCCTTGAAGTCCTTGGCCAGCGTGAAGAAGACAGTGCGAGGATCCAGACGACCGTTGTGCAGAATCGTGCTGAGCTGCGTTTGACCGTCGTGCCGATCACGAGTGACGTGGTACGTTGGAGCCATTTTGCGTGCTCGCTTCATCGCTTCGTCACGATCCAGCAAAGCGTTCAGCGTCGGCTTTGGGTACGTGCGATTCGAGACCGAAGCGCCGAGGTTGTACGGCGTGACGGTCTTCGAGAACTTGTACGGCTTGAACGAGTCGATGCTTTTGACGTGCGTCATCCAACGTGACTTCGCAGTCATTTTGAGGCAGGTGTCGTCGACCAAAGCGCTGTCCACGAACGAATGTGGAACGGAGATTTTGGAGCAATCAATGGTGTGGTACATGCCGAACAGCGGCATGTCGATCACGACCTCGTCGTACCCGTGAAGCTTGACCAGCATGTTGATGTGCGCGATCGGATCAGCTTCCTTGAAGACGTGAAGCTTGCAGTCTTGGTCGGCCTGAAGATCGAAGTCGAACGCGTGAAGCGATTCGTAGAACGCATCGAGGTTCGCTTGCGAGCACCGCTTGTACATCGCACGTTCACGTTCGCCTGCGAAGTAATACGGTGAATAGAACACGAACGTGACTTCACCGTCCAGCGAAGCTGTCAGACGTGAGTCGGTGCGAAGGGAATTTGTGATCCAGACGAGTGTACGCATGAATGCATTATACCATACCCTGCGGATTCAGGTTCAGCGAATTTGTAACGATTCCTGAACCTGTAACGACGAGCGCAGGATCAAGCCTGAACCAGGACGATCCCAGTTTGAGATGTTGTGAACGTGATCAGCAGTTGGTTCGCGCTTGAGAATGTGACGTCCAACGGTGAGACAATTTTATATCCTGCGACACCAGTATCAATGAAGACTTGAACAATCCCAACGAATGGCGCAACGAGGCCAAGACTGTGAAGTACGTTCCAACTTGTTGATGGCGTGTTTTGCGTATGCCGATACGAAGATCCTGAAGAGACAACAACCCACCCAGAAGAAGTTCGAACATTCAGCGTGCTTGCGATGCTGTTGAACCAAGTTTGACCAATGTACGGGGATGTTGGTGCCGTTCCACTTGAAAAGTTCTGAGCAAGATCGATGAGGTTCTGAGAATACGATTCTCCCCATGGGGATACGTTCCTACCTGTAAGTTCAATAGGACGATTTGTAAGTGTTACACCAGGCGGAATCAAAACAGAAGATTCACCGGCAATTGGAATCAAGTACGTGCTGATGTTCGTGATCTTACCTGTCGTCACATCGCCAATTGTGAGAGCTGAACCAACCGTTTCATTCACCCTGATTTCTGTGCTTCCAGAAATGAACTGGCTTGATGGGTTCGTGCCAGAATCAAGAAGAGACACAGGCGTATACACTGTGTACTTCCCTGCGTAGCTCGCATTGTTCGTGACTTCAAATGTTGTTGCGACAATCGAGTCGTATCCAACAGGCGTTGTTCCTGAAGTGTAGAACGCTTGTGTCGCGAACGGCGATACTTGCTGCCGATAGAACTTCCCTTGAAAAGAGCTGACAAGGTTCCCAGCGATCTTCAAAACTGCTGGAGAACCTGGAGCACCAGAAGGCGAAATTTGAACGATTGAAAATGAGCGTGCCATGTGATACCTGATCTTTGTTCGATTAGGTATTTATGACTTTCAGGAAACGTTCTTAGACGAATACTTTGGAGAACAGACCAACGTTGTCGGCGTGAGATGGAGCAGTCCAGCCTGCAGGCTTGATCATGTCAGGCAAGCCAAGTGGATTCAGGCGTGATGGATTGACGCCTGGTTCTTTCGTCATGTTCGCATCACGAACACGTGCCCAAGCTTCGTAGCTGTCGACATCGAATGCGTTCAAAGTGCCGATCGCAACGACGCACAGGTCAATCAAAGCATCGACAGTGTTGTCGGCACGCTCTGACGGAGTGTGATTCAGATTGTTATCGAACTCGTCTGACAGCTCCGTCAGTTCTTCACGAAGGAAGTCAATGCGGAACTTCAAGAACGTTCGAAGCTTCTCGCGATCGAGATTCCGAATGACTGGGTTCACACCGAACTTGTCGTGCATGTTAGCGATGTCCTGAACCCAATCACCTTCAAGGGTGAAGTCGATGTCTTGTGCTTGCAAAATCATGGTTGCTCCAGTTGTGAAGCATAAACAGATTGTATCATGAAGATTTGATTGCTGATCCGTGATTCAGGATCAGGTGTTCATTGGGTTCGATCGCATCAAAGCTTGACGCTGAAGCTGCCTTTTAACACGCTGAAGATCTTCGATGTCGATGAACACTTCGATCGTTCCGTCGACGTACGTGACGCGGCATTCGACTTCGTGAGGATCGTTTTCATCGAGCTGAATGTACTCAACAGTTTTGAACATCTTCATTCTTTGACCTTGTTCAAGTACGCCAGAACATCACCGAACGTTCTGAACGAATCAGCATCTTCGTCGCTGATCTCGATCTTGTACTCGTCTTCGAGCGTCATCACGAACTCGAGGACATCGAGTGAATTCATTTCGATCTCTGCGAACTTTGTAGTTTCGACGATCTTTGTGGTGACATCTGAATTGAACGACATGAGCTCTGAAAGGATAAGCTTCAAATGATCGATTGTCATCATGGGAACTCCTTAGTTAGAAGTTCTAATTCTAAACAGAAAGGGCTCCCGTTGGGAGCCCTTTCGAGGATCGACCGAACCTCTTTCGAGGTTCATCTTGGATCAGCTGAACGTGACGTTCTTCACGAGGATACGTGAGTAGTAATCGGCTGAGTTACCAAGGGAAGTACCGACGTTCGTGAACGTAGCCTTGCCGTAACGGGTCATCAGCGACACTGCTGGCATGAACGTGTTTGCGTCCATGACGATGCCAGTGCTCATCAGCGGGATGTATGGGCAGTAGAAGTACCCTGAGTCGAGCTCAGATGCACCACCCTTGTAACCGATCAAGATGTCTTCGCCGACGTCGCCTGAGGCGTTGACGATGCCAGCACCTGAGCCTGTCAGTGAGAACGCGTCATTCAGGCCCCAGTTATATGAGTACACTTTCATTTGACCGTTCATGGTACCAACGAGCTTGTTGCCTGTTGGATCTGAGAACGAACCAGATACAGCCGGTGCGAACACGGACTTTGCAGCAGATTGCAGGATCGAAGTGATCAGGTGACCACCAACGAGCCAGTTACCAGGTCCACGACGTGTCTTGGCACCAATTTCATTGGCCATCTTGTTCACGAGGATACCCAAGTGAGCGTAACGGTCGCCGAGGTAGTTCGGTGCGAAGCCAGCTGGTGGAGCAGCAAAGTCGAATGTCGAAACAGTCGAAGCCAGTCCGAGCAAGTCGGTCAGGATTTCGTTGTCGATTTCGTGAGCGATTTGTGCCGACAGAGCAGCTGTCAGTTCAGACTCGAGGTCCAGACCGTGTTGGCTGTTCAGGTCTTGAGCAGCTTCCATTGTCCAACGAGCTTGCAACTTGCGTGAGCCGGCCGAGATCGTTTGCTTCAGGACTGACAGACGCATTGCGCGGCCACCGAAGCCTTCAGCGTCAGCTGTTGTTGCAGCGAAACCGTTCGAAGTCGTAGCAGTCAGAGCTGGCGGATAGCCAGTTGTGCCAACGTTCGAGGATGAATAGAAACGCTTCATCTTCGATGGCGATGCGCCATATTGGCCGAATGCTTCATCACCAGCGGCGATGTCATTGCCAGCAACGACCGTTGCGCCTGTTGCATCAGCTGCTTCAGAGAAAGCAAAACGCAGCGAGTACACCAGACCGACTGGGCCTGACATTGGCTGAACACCAACGAGATCTGACGAGATCGTACCTGGAAGGATACGACGGATCATCGGGATCGTGATCTTCTGGAAGTTCGAGATTGCCGAAGCATCCATCCCGAGAGCGGATTGGGCGGTTTCCATCAGATGCTGCTTCTGGTTTTCCAGAAGGGTAGACATCACGGATTTCTTGGAACCTTGGAGGCCTTCAAGCAGGGCGTCTTTGGTTTCTTGCCAGTTTTCAATCAATTGCATAGTTTTCTCCTGTGAGAGTGGAAGTCTTAACGAATACCTGCGAGGCGGCGGAGGTTGGCCAGGCTGTCGGATGACGACTTGGTACCTTGGGATTCCACGATCGTGACTGGCTCGCCAGTCACGATAGTAGTCTTTGATTCTCTAGCAGTCTTGCTCTCAACGACAACAGCAGGCTTTATAGCAGACTCGTCACCTTCTTTGAGGATGCGACCGATGAAGAATTTGTAGCTTTCTTCGAGGCGGCTTGTTTCGATGTTCCGAAGGACCATCGCCATTTGCTCGCGCTTCTTGCCCGTCAGTGCGGACAGAACGGATTCCATCTTTGCTTCACGGATCATCTTGTTCAACTCTTCTTCGCGGATAGCGAGAGCCGTCTCTGCGTCAGCAAGTTTGCTTTCTGCAACGATAAGCTTCGTTTGAGCTGCGTCTTCGTCAACGTATGTCGTGCCGTATGTCGATGCGAATGCTTCAAAGATCTTGCGACCGAAATCATTCTGCTTCACTACTTCGAGATCTTCCTTCAGCTCTTCCATCTCAGCGTGAAGGCGCATCTCGAAAAATTGATCGATCTTGTCGACAAGACTGTCGAGTTCGGTGGCAACTTCTTCAGCGAGCGCGTGCTTCTCTTCCACGATCTTCTCGGCGTATTCAGCCTCGAGATCACGGAATCGATCGATGTCACCGCGCAGCTCTGCGATTTCCTTGGTCAGGGCTTCCGAAACGAATTGATCGACTTTATCGATCAGCTCATCACGTTCCCCTGCCCACTGTTCTGCGAGCTCAAGGCGAACTGTTCCTGAAACTTCTTCGCGGACTTGCGTCTTGAAGGCTTCAACAGAGATCGTCCATTGCTCGGAGAGTTCAGCTTTAGTTTCTTCGCTGAGGAGCTCGGATTTCAGAAGCTTGTTCAGAATCTCATCCATTGCTTTCTCCTTTGTGTGGTTGATAAATTTCGTAGATCGTCACTGGACAACCTACACTTGGGTTTTAGCGAGACGATGATTCAGAATCGAAGTCTCTTCGCATTTCTTATTTAGCAAAATGCACAAAAAAGGCAAAGATTCCAAGCAATCTTTGCCTTCGAAGCTCATGTGTATGAGCTTATTCTTTATTAATTTCGTGTTCGATTACTTCAAATTCGCGAGCTTCTGGAGTTTCCGCGCTAAGACCCGAAATTTCACAAGTTTTAAGGACGAAGTAATCGTGCATAGTGACCGATGCTTGCTCTTGACGATCATTGATGATGTCTTGCAACATCGACTTCAATACTTCTGAATGTTCGCTCATTGTTGAATCCTTTTGTTTGTTGATCGGACCAGCGTATTTAGTAGCGCTGAAAGATCAAATCTTAGCGCGATGCGTCCTTGCCACCATCGTCGTATCCAGCTTCGTACGCATCTGAAACCGAATCACGAATGGCCTTCTGCACATCGCCGTTCCCAACTGTCAGACCAAGCTTCTTCAAAGCTGCTGAGAGTTCGCCGCAAACGATATTGACAGCTCCAGCCTTCTTGCCAGCGGCACCTTCGGAAATGATCCCGGCCAAGGCGAGCAATCGCACTTGATCTTCTTTCATCAACTTTGGTTTTGGAGCTTCCTTCTCGCCGATCATCGATGCGATCATCGAGCAGATCTCGTCGCCAGTGAGTGAATCTGGTTCGCCAGTGATGTAGTCATCCATTTCCTTGGCATAGAAGTCCGCGAACTTCTGCGAGCCCAGCATGCCGAGTGTTCCGAGAACTGGCTTCGACCAGGCGCGCTTTGGTTTGTAACTTTTGAATGGCATGATTTATCCTTTGAGAACTTGAGTGATTGGGGAGGTCAATGAGCAGGTGCGCTTGACACCAGGTGTATCAGCAGCTGAATCCTTCGTGAAGCCAAGGGTGCGAACGGCAGCAGCGAGCGAAGCAAGAATGCTAGCAGCAGGATCTTTAGCTTCTTCGAGCTGCGCCGCCTCAAAGAGGCCGGCGAGTTCGAGTGTGCGAGCAAGTTGATTCATGATTACTTTCGAAACTTGAGCGATTCAAGGAACGTCTTGATCTCTTTGGCGAAGTGCTTCTGTGCCTTCGGATCATGAACCATTGCTTCAGCCAGAGTCAGAATCTTCTTCGAGCCCATGGCTTCTTGAACGACGTTCGGGTACGCTTCAGGTGCCGATGGCTGGTACACGATGTCAACTGTGACGAAGCTGAAGTCCGAAACCGAACCGCCTTCATTCACGTTCCCAGTCCCGCGGGACGAGACACCGAGACGAACGCCACCTTCAATCAAACCCTTGGCGATGTTCCCTGAAGGTGTATTGAGAAGTTTCATCTTGCCCAGAGCGTTCGCACCATCCATTCGAACTTCTGTGATCGCATGCGAAACGTTCGCAAGGTTGATCGACAGAACATCAGGGTGATTGAGTTCGCCGAGGATGTAATGACCTTCGGTGATTCGTTTCGATGCCGTTTCGACTGCCTTTGAGATCTCGGCGAGCGGATACTTCCGACCATTGCCATTGACGAGGTCAGCTTGCATCATGATGCCAGACAAGTACAGATCGTTCCCGCGCTTCATCTCAGTCAGCATTGCTGCAACTGGTGACAGGTCTTCGGAGAGTAGTTTCATTTGTGATCCTTATTCGGAAACGGCATCGACGCGACCAGCTGTACGCCAGCCAAAAAATTAATACGATAGAGTTCCATTATGCCTCCTAAATGATCATGTATTTAGTTCAAACAGCGGGAGGAGGCTCAACTCTAGCACCGGTTGCAGGCTCTTCTGCTGGTTCTTCAGGTGCTGCGCTGAAGAAATCACCAGGTGCAGGAAGCTCACTGCCAGCGCTAAAGTCTTCTTCGCTACCAGGGTCTCCACCAATTTCAGCTTCGGCAGCGCTGCTTTCAACTTTCTGAGCTTCACGGTTCTCGTACACGGCTGGGTCATAGATTTGTTGCAATTCTGAGATGTTCGATGTCCCCGAGATCATACGCTCCTCTTTGAGCATCACTTCGTTCATCTGGATCTCGTCATCGGTCAGACCGAGGTAACGCTTCAGAATGAATCGGCGGCTCAAGTACTTAGTACCTTCAATGTTGTTGAATGAACCGATCAGATCTGCGTCAAGAGCAGCTTGACGGTACAAAGCGAAGTTCGCTGGATCAGGAAGTTTGATCTTAAAAATTTCGTCGTCGATCTTCAGACCAACAACTTTCAAGTACACCTTGAATTCTTGATCAATGATTTCTTCGATACGATCTTGAAGGCGCATCACAAAATTCGCGAATCGCAATTCTTCAATGTATGCAATTCCGACCTTACCGTCATTCGTTGCAGCTCCTGCCTGTCCTTCGGCCCCAGTTCCCATGTACGATGTTGGGATTCGAAGACCGCGGAACACTTTGTTCTGAAAGTACGCGAGCAAATTTGTACCGAAATCTTCAGTACCACCAGGCAACGTTTCAACACGTGACCCACGTCCTGATGATGTTACAGGAAAAAACAGATCTTCTTGAATCGACGTCGGATCGTATGCACCGTCAACCGTATCCTTGCCACCAGCTGATGTTGGCGATCGTTTCTGACGAATTTCATTCTTGATCTGCTCAAGGTATTGTTTCACTCGTTGTGGCGGCAAGTTTCCTGTGTCAACGTAGAACACACGACGTTCTGGGGCACGAACAATTCTGTAAATGATAACTGCGTCTTCAATCATCGCAAGCTGACGATACACCCTATAAATCGGTTGCAGTACAGAAGCGCCGAACGGGGCAGAATATCCCATATCATCGGACATCGTGATGTGAATCATTGCCGCCGCTGGAATAATCTGTAGCTCTTCGTTCTTAGGTGAATACGGGTTCTGAACGCCTGTGTTCGCCTTCTTCACATGATAGCTGATCTTATCGCCGAGTTCATTGATCTCAATCCCGTGCACAAGCGATGGATCAACGTATTTCCATTTCTTCGTATCGGAAGTCTTTTGAAAGAAGCAATCGCCGTATTTGATCAAACAACGAGCGATGCTGAATAATCGTTTGTTGAAATCTTGAATTTCTGCCCATTGTCGAAGAGCTTGTCGAAGAGTAACTGATGTCGAATCGCTGATGTCTTGATTGTCTTCTTTCTGGTATTCAATTATGAACGGAAGATTTGTTTTGCTTTCTTTGCCAGACATTTCTTCTGCAATGATGTCAAGTGATCGTGAGATGTCAATGTCAGTGTCCATAGCATCGTACTGTTTGTACGACTGTGAGCGCGAGCCAGGTCCTCGCAAGACTTGCGAGTACCATTGGATCGACGACAACGAAGAGACATCTGTCTTTCGCGGGTCATACGCATCGGTTGCAAGCGAAGTGTACATCTGCTTCCGCGAAGCAGGTGTAATGATTCGCCAGTAGTTTGAAAATTGTGACACGTTGTTCCCTACATTAAGACTGTGCTAAAACAGCTCTATTCATGAAACGATTATCAGGTAAACGGGATTGAAACGCTGGTGCACGAAGCATCTGGGCAGCAATCTCGATTTGAGCATTCTCTGCAATTAAAGTTTGTTGAAGAACTACAAGAATTTGCTGAAGCGTACTTCCTTGATCTGAACCTGAAATAGCACTTGGTGTTGCAGCCTGAGTTTGATCCAGTGTTTGAACTATAGCCTGCGGTGCTATAGTATTTACGGGTACAGGAATGACTGAGGTTACAGCTGTTGGAGGAAGAGTTGCAATAATAGAAGGGGTTGTACTCACAGGCGAAGATTCGATCTTAGCAGCACTAGAAGGGGTTGTACTCACAGGCGAAGATTCGATCTTAGCAGCACTAGCGTTCTCTGCTTCTTTCTTTTTCTGCTCAGGTGTTTTCTGACTTTCAACACGAGCTGCAATTTTCTTATCAGATACTTTTGAATAAGATTCAGCTGTCTGAGTTGCATTTTCAGTTAACGATCTTAAATTCGATGTTGAAACAACTGTTACCCCAGCGCCAGCACGACTTTCTTTTGTGAGTTCAATTGTGTTCGTCTTTGTTGCTTCTGTGTTCTTCGCGATTTCCTTCGCGCGCTTATCTTCGTCAGATTCCAGACCTGCCCACCACGTGCCGATAGATTTGCCGACCGTTCCGCCAATGGACGAACCAATAGCGACGCCAATTGGTCCACCGAAAGCGCCAGCGAGGCCGCCGACGATGGAACCGACAGTCCCGCCAACACCTTCAGCAACAGCTTGTTTCTTCAGCTTTTCAACATCACCGTCACCACCATTCTCTGGCTTCGCCCGCTCTTCAGCTGAGTTGTAATCCATCAAGGCCATTCCGCCATAAAGAGCGGCCGCAACGACTCCGGCTTTTCCGATGTTCTTTATATTCGCGCCGATACCTCTTCCACCTCTTCCGCCCAGTACATCGGGGCCACCGAGGCCTGCGGCGTATCGAGCAACAGCCCTACCAATAAGATCGGCCTGCGCTACAAGGTAAGCTGATCCAGCAAGGACAGCAAGGAGACCAGCACCAGCCATGAACAACGGACTCTTAGTCATTCCTTCAAATGCTGCCCAAGCTTTACCCAATGTGATCTCTAAATCGGATAAGGTCTTGTTTATGTCTTTTTGCTTTTGGGGTCCAGTTTGTTCCTGTGCGCGTACAGACATCGCTGCATCTATGTCCTTTTGCACCCCAGCTTCTTGAAGCTTGTCACCCATTGCTTCAACTTGGAACTGCATCCCTGGCCCGCCAGTCTGCTTCAGCTCTTCGGACCGTTGCCCGTATTCACCAAGGATTCGCGTATATTCTTTTTGTTCAACATCCGTCTTGTTTCGAATGCTTGCGAGCTCTTGCGCTCGAGCGACCTTGTCTGGGCTCATTCCGACAAGAGACATGGCTTGTCCCAAACGGCCACGCTGTTGGAATCGCTCTTTGACCGTTGATTTCCGTTGTGCCAGAATCGAATCCGTCAGTGCGCGCTGTGCTGATTCTGAAAGGCCAAGTTGCTTACCCCATGCTGTTGTTTGAGCAATTTGAGTCAAACGCTTTTGACGATCTTCTGGCGCAAGACCGATCAATTCTTTCTGAACAATTTCGGACTCGTGAAGTTGCTTTATCAAATCGCCAAATGACTCTGCCGTAAGACCTACAGATTTTCGTAGATTTTCAAAGACACTCATTTGACCTGTCACTGACTTCGAAAGGTCTGTAACTGGAATGCCGAGCGATTGAGCGCCACCAGCCATCGCCATCGAAAGACGAGTAGCATCTTCGCCGAACACTCCGAACTTTTCAAGAGCATCTCGACCGACATCAAGTTGCTTGTCGAATTCTTCGAAACTTCCTGAACGTGAAACAAGACCCATGTTCTCGTCCATCATCTTCGTATAATCACGAAGTGACATCCCAGCCATTGCAGCATTCACCGACAAGGTGGTCAAATTCGAAGTGAATACTCCATATCCACGAGACCCAGTTACTTCAAAAGCATCTTCAGCAACGGCAACTAAGTTGTTCAATAAATTGCTTCGAAGCTCGTCGAAAATTTTGATGAAGCCAGTCTTCAAACCGCCAAAGAAAGTCTTCTTGCCTTTATCGCTGCCGTCTGGACTTGAAAGATCACCGCCATCACGACCATCGCCGCCACCACCCGCGCCTCCGCCGTTCTTCAAAATAGCGCGAGTTGCTCGAAGTTGAGCATTCACGGCTCTCAATAGAAGTTCCATTCTTGAAAGATGTGTTCCTATCCCGCCCCTGCGAGTCATTGATGAAACCAACACACCGAGACCTGCGCCGAGCGTAGAGAATGCGGCCGAAACGCCTGGAGCTTTCAACATCGTGGCGAAGGAATCGATAGCAAGATTCGTGCCAAGAAGCTTAAGTCGCATTTTGTCGAATCTAGGATTGATCTTTTCGTCAAGAATTTTATTCAGCTTGTCGAAGTTTGTGGTGATTGCAGAAGTATCGATTGCTCCGACTGGTGTGCTGCTGATAGTTGCTGCAGCTGCAGCAACAGCTGATTGTAGTGTATCGAACGAAGTGCTGAAATCGATGTTCGTCAGCTGAGTTCTAGCAGTAGTGAAGCTTGTGAAGGCACTTCCAAATGCCCCAGTTAAACTATGCAATCCGCTGGCGCTAAGTCCAGATTGTTCCGTGAATTTTTCGAGACTGGTCTTTCCAAAATCGGATTGTGTTTGAAGATCCTTTAAGCTGTTGACACTGACGTCAGTTTGCTCCTTCAGCTTCTCTAAACCAGTTGATCCAAAATCGGCTCTATCTTTCAGGTTCTTCAGGCCACCTGCCCCTTCATCGGTTTGCTTCTTGAATTTCGATAACGAATTTTCAGCACCAAGGGCCTTGTTCCCAAGTCGATGAATAGCTTTCGATGTTGCAATGATTGATTCCCGAAGAGCCTTCTCCTGTCCAGCATTCACACGACCAGCTGAAACAGAAGTTCGTGGAGTCGTTCCACCACCCTGCTGTCCGCCTGGGAATGCGTTTTGCATCAAGCGTTTCAATTCAATCAGAGTTTTTTCTGTCGCTGGTGCGTTTGGCTCTAACATCCTAGGACCCATTCTTTTGCTGTAAACCTGAAGTCATAAATACATTTCAGATACCTCTATTTAGTGACAGGAGCAAACCCATATGTCTGACTCAAATACGAACCCCCTTCTTACGAAGCTGAAACTTCCAGGCAGAACATTTCAACTCCCGTCACGCGGCGCTCTGTATAAGAATGGCGAACTTGGCAGCGAAGAAGGTGAAATCCACGTTCATTCACTTTCAGCTCTTGCAGAAATTAACCTGAAAAATCCAGATTTGTTATTCAACGGAAAAGCGATCGAAGCTGTGTTCGCAGAATGTATCCCAGAAATCAAAAAAGGAACGCTACTATACGGTCGTGACATCGACGCGATCATGTATTATCTTCGAATCGTTACGTATGGACCGCAGTTCCAGATCAACGTGAAGCATACATGTGATGGAGCGAAAGATCATTCGTATATTGTCGACCTCGAGCAGAAACTTCAAGAGATGGTATTTCTTGATCCAATGCTTGCTGAAAAGAATTTTGTTGCAACGATGCCAAATGGACAGATCGTAAAGGTGCACCCGATTCGATTCGAGCATATGATCAAGCTATTCCAGCTGAATGCTGGAAAGCAAGAATTCACTTCTGACGATCAGAAGAAGAACCTCGTGTTCAACTTGACAAGCGTAATCGAAGAAATCGACGGTATTACTGATCGCGCTCACATTGAAGAATGGGTGCGAGCTGTAAGCTCGCCATATCACAATCGAATTACTGAAGCGATTGAACGTACGAATGAATGGGGTCCTGCATCAACGTCAAAATTGAAGTGCAAGGATTGTGGTGAAATTATTGAAGTAGAACTTCCGCTGAATCCTATTTCTTTTTTCACAGAATGATCATGAGCGGCGATACAAGCAGGATCGCCGAGATGATCAATTCGATGGCAACAGATGTTCGGAACCTGCTTAAACAAGCTTTTGAGATCGCGTGGTATTCTAGAGGATCAATCCAATACGAGACAGCTTTAGGAATGTCCCCGCTCGAGCGAGATATTGCAATTACGTTTGTAAATGATCGTCTGGAAATGCAGAAAAAGAATCCACACCCTGTGTACTAATTGCATAAATAAATCTCAACACTCAGACTCAGACTCGGACTGTACACATGAAAATTTATCAAGGGGCAGAACTTTCCCGCGATCCACTGGTGGATATGGAAGCTGCTACAAAACGATACGTTGACAATCAGATCACAGGATCTGCCGTCGTCGGTGGCTTGTTCTTCACGAACATCACCCCCACTTCTTCTGGCATCGTCGGAAGCAAAGCATATGTATCTGGTACAGTCCCAACGAATACTGTAATTACCGAAGGAACTGCCGATACCGACAACGTGACAGTCACGTTGTACGCTGAAGGTGGTTCAGCTTTTTTCTCTCCGACAATCACAATTACCACAGTGCCAGCACAAGGTAGCGGTCCAATCGTTGCTACTCTCACAGTCCCATCGCCTGGCGATCGAGTATTCACTGCAACAGCTGCTCTTACAGGCATCACAGCTGACACAATTGTTTCGGCTGTTTCAACAACGAACGCAACTGCTTCAGCAACCGTTCGACGTGCTGCAGCTGGCCCAACGATCACTCTGCTGACAATTGGTTCTTTGCCAGGTTCACAGACCGAAGTCAAGAGCGGCGACGTGGTGCCTGTTACGGGCACAGTACAGAATACAGCTACGTACTTTGAAATCATTTCAAGTGGCGCTTCCGGATCGATCTCGGTTCTTTCACTTGGAGCAGCTAATTCTGGTGGCGCAGGCTTCAAGACTGTCAGCGGCACTTTCGTTGTCAGCGGATTGTCAGGATCACAATCTGTTAGCGGCCGTGCTCAGAACGCACTTGGTACTTTCGGTTCAACATTACAATCATCGAATTCGATAACGCTGAATCAAACATTCCCATCAATCGGCGCTCGCACGATCACGTACCCAGCAACTCAGTCTGGTCTGAAGAATACAGAAACGGCAACAATCGCATCAACTGTTACGAATTTCGACACGATCGTATATGCTGGAACTGGAATTATTGTTTCAGCCTCGACAACTTACGGTGCTACAAAAACGGTAACGCTGAACTCCACTGGATACGTGTTCGGGACGAACAACTACACGATCACAGCCACTAAAGCTTCGAACGGTGCGGTTTCAACAGCTTCTTCAGCAATCACTATTGCAACGACAGCCCCAACAGCCGCCATTACGTACACGCCGGCTGGCCGGATGGCTTCTTCAGCAGCAGGCGTGAGTCACACTGTCACTATCACTGCATCCCAACGTCTGAATGTCGCACCTTCAATGGTCGCTTCGTCTGGCACTTGGCAGGGTTCATGGACTCAAGGCGCGAACTCGTCTATCTGGACGCGCGTTCTGTTGATCGCCGATTCTGCTCCAAAGGGTTCGCAAACATTCAACACGTTGTCATTGACGAACTTGGCGAACGTTGCTGGTTCAACTATCACTTCAGGTTCTGCTTACACAGTCGGTGGCTTTGTTTCGCGCACGATCACGTTCCCGGCATTCGCACGGTTCACAGCGATTGGAACGAACATTGTTGACATCACGAAAGTTACAGCCTCGTACACAGGCGGTTCAGTCTTGTCTCGACAGACATCTACAGTAGATGTGTTCCAAGGGTTCACGATCGTAGACATCAACGGGGATTACAGCGCAACCGGTGCGTATCTCTTCATTTCTGACTCGGCATTCGCTGGCTCGAATACTTCAGGCACATTACAGCTTGACATCGCGGAGGCTGCATAATGAGCGCTTTTGAGGACTTCGTCCAAACAGAACTTCCAAAGCGTCCGTATCTGAATGCTGACGTAAGTCAGGAAACGATGATCATCAGGCGCGGTGCTGGTCCGCGCCAACTAGCTGCGATCACTTTCACAGAAGGTCAGATCCTTGTGATGAGTTCAGGTGTTTTGACACCTATGACCCTTTCGCAGATCGCAGGGATGTTCGGTGGCGGACTCAGAAGCTATGTACTCGCAGTTCCAATCGCTTCACAAACTTGGACTGTAACACACAATTTGAATTCTGAGAACGTGATCGTTCAAGCATTCGATGAAAGCAAATTCGTTGTGTTCCCGAATACAATCCAAATTGTAAGTGCAAACGTTGTTCAACTGACATTCAACACTGCGCAAGCCGGCGTGGCACGAGTCGTCTTCCTCGATTAAGGGAACTTTATGTCACATCTTCTCAAATCGATGCTTCAAGACATCATCAATGATCGTCACGAGCAAGCTGCTGTTACGATGCACGAGTACTTCGTTGCGAAGACACGTGAAGTTACTGGTCTTGTTGAAGCTGAACTATCCGAAGACGAAGTCGAAGACATTCTTGAATCGGCTGAAGATGAAGAACTTGACGAAGCACTTCGAGCTGGATTTGCAGGAGCAAGAAATTCAAGCGGCGAAAGAGAGATCGCATTGCCTGTTGGCACTGCTGAGCGTCAAAAACTTGCTAAACAAATCAAAGACAACCGTTCTGACAACAGAGATCCGAACTCCCGCGGTGCAGCAAATGATGCACAAAAAATGGAGCGTGAACCAGGAGAATCCGCTGGTGACTTCATGAAGCGAAAAGCTGCACTTTTGGCGAAGCGACATGGTGCAGCATCAGGAATGCAACGAGATTCTGGCGGCATCAGAGCAGATCTACGTCAGCATCCTTGATGCTCAATAAATCGTTCTGTCCATGAAACAACAATGGGAGCCAATTGGCTCCCATTCCTTATTCAGCACCTAATGCTGTATTATGCGCGCATAATGAATTCAGCGCACTTGTCCATCAAGATACCTCGACCAGGTGTTTCAAGACTTGGTGTGTCGCGGTCGTCGCGGAACAGCACTTGATGATTCGGTCCGTACTTCAAGTACTCGTCGATGCCAGCATTGAACTGCTCGATCGTCAAGCTGATCCGATCGTCGATGAACTCGGTCTGGATATGCGGACGAGTGACGAACACTTCCATCACATCGAACCGCCGCTTGAACTCAGCGTAATACTGGCGCGATAGTGCGACGTCCTCGCCTCGAAGAACTTTGTCGTACACGAGGTTCGAGACGATAAATCGATCGAGCAAGTACGTCTTGGTTTTGTCGAGCAAGTCGAACATCGTGAACAGAATCTCGAAGTCCTTTTCGGTGTTCATTCGAAGCAACGTGCCGGATGGCATTGTCTTCGGGAACTTTACTTCGACTGCACGCGGCCACAAGTCACGAGCTAAGTCTTTCAGCATCGTCGACTTCCCGCAGTTGTCCATGCCGTCGAACACGATGAACTTAGTTTTGACGGACACTGATGAACTCCCTGTTGTAGTACGAATCGTTCTCAAGGGCGCGATACACGAACTGCCGAACTTGAGTGTCTATGACATTATAACTCAAGTCTTCAATGGCCTTACGAAGCCATCTTAGGTCTGGGATCGTGTTCTCATTGTCGTAGATCTTCGAGGTGTACGTAATGACTGGGCAGCGATAATGAAAGAACTCGATCGTGCCTGGGTGAAGAACGGTATCCATGTCATCAAGCATCACGATCAGCGGACGCGCAGCCAACATCTGATAGTACTCACTCTTTGACAGCTTCTTCGACATCACGAACGACTTGTCGCACTCGAGAGTATCGTTCGGGTCAGTGCAAAAGATCAAGTATCCTTCATCATGAAGACCTTGCGCTTCGAACGCTTCGAGGAACTGTTCCCACTGGTACGCTTTGTCGGAGATTCGAAACGGCCAGAACACCAGCTTTTCGGCCTTGTTCGTCTTGTCGAACTTCGGGAGAAGCGATTCATGAGCGCACTTCGAATTGACGATCACCTTGTCGAGCAGATCAGGCCGAACTTCCAGAATGTATTCGCGCTGTCGCGGGTTCAGCACGGTTGTGAACAAGCTTTGCTCGATCGACTTCAGGTCTTGCTCGAAGAACTTGTCGATGTACGGACGATCAAGTTCTGGAAGTTTCGTGATGTTGAAGTTGTACACCACTGGCAATTGACCAGTGTACCCAGTCACATCTGAGATTACGATGTCGAACCACGACTCAGCGAAGTCCATCTCGGTCGAGTTCTTCGACCAGAACTGCTCACGAGTCTGAACCGCGTTCAAACCGTAATCCATCTCCTTGAATTGAATGTGCGAGCGACCCTCGAACTTCAACTTCAGTTCGTCGAGATCCGATGAGTCTCGTGGGACCGCGATCGAGATCTGGTCGAAGTCAGATGCGAGGACACGAGCCATCGCGAGCTGAAAGTTCCCGTCCTTCAGGATCGAGTACTTCCCAGTATCGTAAGACCGCATCGAGAAAATCGGAATCCAGAGAACTCTCATTGCAGGAACTCGCTGATGTACTTGAAGTCACGTTCGAAGACATGCCCGTTGTGCATCGTCACGTGGTATTCTGTGTTTTCGTGAGCGATGCCGAGTTCATCGGCGATCTTGTGAAGCAACTTGATCTGAAGATAGATGTCAAGCTGAAGAACAACGGCGATGTTCTGCGAACGCATCGTCGTGCTCATGATCAACTTCCCGCTGCGAATCTGGAAGTTGAACGAGATCGTGCACGGGAACTCGAGCGTCTCGTCCTTGTCCAGAAGCTGAAGGTCGTTCGCATCGAGGATCATCATCGTCGCACGACGGGTCGTCGGCGTTCGCTTCAGCTCAGCGACGATCGAATCGTATTGCTTCGCGATCCGCGGACCGTAGAACGTGTTGAAGTTCGCTGGGAGCGCATCGCTCTTCGGCTTCGTCAGGAACTTCGCAACACCAGGATAGTCCTTCAGCGCTTCTTGCGCATCAGTCCCGCCGGAGATCATGAACTGCCAGAACGTCTCAGCGTAATCGTATCCGATTCGATTGATTCGAGGATCTGTGAACTTGTAGTCTAGCGTCGAAGTGGAGCTAGCTTGAACGTCGATCAGTTCGCGAGCCTTTCCGATTCGAGTGTCAGATTCATGATCCGGATGATTCATCGCAAGCTCGTTCAACAGCTTGAACAGCTGCTCCATTGACTTCGTTTCGATTCTCATTTGTTCTCCTTAGATTTCTTGACCAGCGCGGAATGCGAGATCGAGGTACGCTTCAGCTAGTTCAGGCGAGAGGCGGGGTCCAACGTTGTCGAACACATAGAACGTTGAGCGAAGACCACAGTACGTCATCGCTTCGGACATGTTCTTCGTGTTGTATTCCTTTTGCTGTCCCATACTCAAAAGACAGGTCGCATCCTTCCAGAACTTAGGCTTCATTTTATCTCCTTCAAGATCGAACGCGAACCCCTTGACGAAGTTCGTTTGGAGATAATTCACGAGGATCGCTGGTGGCATCTCCCACCATACTGGGTACGCGAAGCTGATGTGATCAGCATTCAAAATTAAACCTTGATGATCAAGTGTGGAAGTTTCTGGATTGTACAGGTTGTACGAGAAAACAGTATGCCCAGCATAGTGTGCGCCGCCTCTGAACTTTGTGGCGAGCCGTCCTATGAATGAAGATTGAGACAAGTCTGGGTGAGCAAAGATTTGAAGTACGTTCATACAGTCCAATAAATAACAGTAAGATTGATTGTAACAAACCCTTTGGGTTTGGCAACCTAAGTTCAGGATCTGTTCGACCTCTTTTCAAGATACACCCTGAAATCGAGTCTGCTCGATAAATAGATCATACGCACTAGCTCCAGACATTGAGCTCACAGGAGAGAAAACAATGGCAACACTCAGTAACTTCGGCATCCCAGGTGCCGGTGCAGGTATTCTGCATCCACGCCTGAAGAACAAGTTCCGTATCACGTTCTTGAACATGGGCCAACTTGTCCCGGGTACGAACTCGCGGAATCTCACTATGCAGGTTACGAATATCACTCTCCCGAATTTGACATTCGAAGAAGTTATTCTACATCGATATAACTCGACGGCTTACGTTGCTGGGAAGCACTCGTGGGAACCAATCAGCGTCACAGTTGAAGACGACATCACAGGTCTCGCGGCTACAGTTGTCAAGGGTCAACTTGAAACTCAGCAGCGCATCATTGGTTCCGATCTCGATGGTCGTTGGTTGAACACAGCCGCGACTGGTTCGGACTACAAGTTCGGTGTGAAGATCGACCAGCTTGACGGTGACGAAGGCGTCGTTCAGACTTGGATCCTCGAAGGTGCAATGATGACTTCTGCTGACTTTGGCGATCGTGACTATTCGGCTTCAGAAGCAGCAACGATCACAATGAACATCCGGTACGACCACGCCCGCCATATCGAGTCTGGTTCTGGATACGGTACAGCTCTGGGCGGTAACGTAGCTTGAAAGACCTAAGAATGCTATTGCCAAGGCAATAGCATTCTAGCTGGCAATCAATTGCCATCTTCTAGATCTGAACTACAAGAATCCAGCACTATAGCATTGGCTAAGACTTCTGCGAGCTCGTAAATAGATTCATCAAAGTAATCGAGCCCTTATGCCATTTTCAGTTAAAAGCCTTCTTAATGAATCCAAGATCTCGCTTGAGAAAGCTGCGACTGATAAGTTCGGGTCTGTGGTTGAAGACTTTACAAAGAATGCGATTGGTTCAATATTTCCGTCGAGTTCACAATCGAAGCCGGCCTCGGCATACGATGGATCGTGGTACGCAACTTCGTATGCAGCACACCTTGCCGGTGCGACAAGTTTCAGACCAAAGCTCAAATTTCTTTTCAAAGTTCAATTTATCTTCACAGAAGAAGCTAAGAGGATGTATCCTAAAGCACTCGGAAATACGGCACTTTCGAATCAATTCGTATTCATGATAAAGACTGTTGATCGGCCGAAAGTCGATTTTGAGTACGAAGAAGATGTGAACATGTACAACTTCAGGACAAAAGTCTTGAAGAAGATTCGACATCGCGATCTTACCATATCATTCATGGATGACAGCGGAAATAGAGTATTTGAATTCTTTCGGTCATTGATGATGGTTCACTCCCCGATTACACGAACGCAAATGGATCGTGACAATACATTGAAGAACCCATCAACCGGCCTTCAAAAGCTCTCGACAAGCTCTGGAATGTCATTCGCAGGGAATCAAACTGATAGCGCGCACCGCGCCGTCGTGAACTCATCATTTGGAAATTCTATTGAAGCTATTCGAGTTCAACAAATTTTCGTTGATTCATCGGAATCTCTTGATCGCGCGACGAAGATGGTGTCATTCGATTTCATCAATCCGCGTATTGTCTCATTTGATCTTGACGAACTTAGCCATGAAGCAAATGACGTGAATCTGCTTACGATGGTATTCGACTATGATTGGATGGAAATGGTCGATGTCGGCGTACTTGGCACAGCACAAACGCAATATGGTTCGGATGTTCCGGTGCTCCCGCCAGCAAAGAATATCACACAGTACGCACCATCAGACATCACACCGAACAAGCCAAACGGCGTTTCAGAGAGCGCAGCAGGAAACGGAGCTGGACCACCTGGATTCTTTGGTGCTCTTGCAAATTCAGCAGCAAGTATCCTTGGACGAGGTGCTTCTAAGCTTACATCTGATTTGATTGGCAGATCAGTACGAACTATTGCTGGAAACGGTAGATTCGCAACAGCACTTGGCGGCATTGTTTCGAGCAACCTTTCAGGCCCTATTGGCGGAATCGTTTCAGGTGCTGCCAGGGAACAACTTTCGGGTATTGCCGGAACTGCGAGCAACATACTGAGTGGCACTAATGCACGTGCATTAGCACGTGCTGTTGGCGATGCTTCAACGGCAGGATTCGATGAAGCAAAATCTATTGTGTCATCTTCTTCGGCTTCAGCTGCTTCGAATCCTGCGATTGACAATCGACCAAGAGGCGGAACATAATGGCTGCGGCTTCAGGTCGATTCGTTCCAAAGAATCCGGCGAAGTATGTTGGGAGGAGCGCTCGTCAAATAATGTTCCGATCTTCTTGGGAACTCGCATTCATGAAATGGCTTGACACGAACAATGCTGTGTTGCGCTGGGGCTCAGAAGAACTGGCAATTCCTTATGTTCATCCTGTTGATCAGCGCGTCCATAGATACTTTCCTGACATGGTGATCATGTATCTTGACACAGCTGGCCAAATTCAAAAAGAAATCATTGAAATCAAGCCTTACAAAGAAAGTGTTGCTACGCCGCGAATGACTGAACGTGATGCGGCGGCCCTCCAAGTCAATCAAGCAAAATGGGAGTACGCAGCTGACTGGGCAACTAGGAACGGCGCGAAGTTCAGAGTTTTGACAGAGCGCACAATGTTTAAGCAGAAAACAAAGAAAGCAATTGGGAGCGCAGTATGAAACCAAATGATCTTTTGAAAACTAAAATTACGAATCCATTGGATGAACTGTTCAACACACTTCCTAATGATCTCGAAGAAGATGGAGATTACATCCCGATGTCAGAAGGCACACTTGCGTCCCTTGGACCAGCCGAGCTAGTCGCAGTCGAGAAAGACGAAGAAGACATCGAGATTGATCGGAAGGTAGATGAAGTGTACGGTGCTGCGATCGATGCGTTCAATAACCAAACAGCGTACATGGAAGTTATTGAACCTCGTTATGCGGCTAGAAATGCCGAGGTCGCTGCGAACTACTTGAATATCGCGCTAAATGCTGCTTCAGTTCGCGCGAAAGTGAAGGGCGATCGGAAGAAGAACGCAGCGTTCGTTCCATTCGGCAATAACAAGACGAATGGTGCCGTCGTTGCTTCTCGCGAAGACATTATGAAAATGATCGCAGTTGATGCAGAAATGAAAAGAGGATGATTTTGAAGATTTCTGAGCTGATCGAAGATGTGAACAAGAAAGTGTTTATGCAAGGGTTCGAACAAGAGCGTGGAATCCTTGACGGTAAATACATTCTTGTAGCAAAGCACGGTTACCTTCCGTACACAACACCACAAACTCGTGTAAGTAATCAGTTCAGAATCGAAGTCAAAACAGCTCGCGGTGTTCAAGTTGGCTGGGTGAACTTCGAGAACATCAACGATGATCTTGAGGCACTTGACCTTTCAGTTTCTGAGAAGCATCGTCGAAAAGGCATTGCTTCGGAGATGTACAAGTTCGCTCGTGATCTCGGGAACACAATCAAACCATCATCGAAGCAGACCGCAATGGGTAAGAAGTTCTGGTCGGATAAGGACCACTCGAAATGATTACATTCAAACAGTACTTGGCTGAAGGTTCAAGCGGCCCAGACAAATGGGAGAAGTATTTCTCTTCGGGTGACGTCGAGACACTCGCAAAGAAGGATGCTGACTTGTTCGATGTGTTCGACAAGAAAGTAAAGAAAACTGTTAAAAAAGGCGACAAGATCAAGGTCCTCTTTTCCGACAAGTACGTGACAAAGGTTAAAGTTCGAATCGGCGACGGTGAGTACTTGATGAAGTTCACAGATGTGGACAAGCCGTTCAAGGTGGAGCGCGTTGTTGGCATTGACTTAAAGCCAGACAAGCTCGGACTGTTCGGGCCGAAGTTCATGTCAAAATACGGCGCCGAAGTGAAGAGACTTCTTGATTCGCACACTGACATCCCGACAGAACGTGCCGATTATCTGAAGGCTCTTGTTGATCTTGCCGAGTCTCCAGATGATAATGATCTTGAAGATGCTGCCAAAGAACTGTACATCTCGACAGGCACGAAGGATGATCAAGCGTTCAAGAACACGATCAACAATGACTTCATGGAAGTTCTCGGTCCGTTCTTCGTTGTCAATGAGAAGCCTGAGTACAAGGCAGGCGGTGTTCAATTCCCAGTGCTCGGAAACCAGCCGCTGTACGACTTCACGATGAAAGCGAAGCAAGGCGCAAACGAGAACATCGTTAGCTTCAGTTCAAAGCGCTCTGGTGGGAACACGAACACGCTGAAAGTGTCCGCAGTATTAAATGCGTTGAAAGATGCTGATCCGAAGTTCAAGAAAAAGTTCTCGAGAGAGATCGAGTTAATGAAGCTGATCGACGAGAACTCCATCAAAGCAACCCCCGGCAAAATCAATCAATGGCTCGCGAACACATTTTCATCGTACGAAAAGTTACCTGATGCAACTGACATTGCATCTAATGTTAATCTCGAGCGCTTAGTTACGAAGTGGATCAATGAAAACTCAGGCATGACATTTATTCCTGTGGTTCAGCAAGCAGTTCCAGACCTGTGGTATGTGAAGTCGCGATTGGCTTCTGATGGCACGCTCAAAGTGGAACCTTTGAAGTCAGGTCAAGAAATCACCAAAGCGATCTTTAGGTCGAAGTCATCTTCAGGTCACATGGCCGACAAGCTTGGTTTCGCTCTGTAAGTAGTCGACAAACATAAATACTTGATCTAAATCGGAGTCAAACAAATGACACTTCTCAAAGAACTGTTCGCGCTAACCGAACTTAAGAATCACATGGGCGAAACTGAGTATAGCTCATACAAGTCTTGGAAAGCTGCTGTGAAGAAAGTTGTTGGCGACTCACCTGTGACATTCATTGGTGACTCTAGTATGGACGAAGCTCATGTCAAGGATGACAATGGCAAGATGCGTGCCGTTGGCGAATGGGATGGCTACGTTGGCGTCGTCTACAAGAAGCCAGCTGGCATGAAGGTTGATGAAAGTCGCCTCCGCTCGGCGAAAGAACGAGATGCTCACGATCTTGGTTTCAAAAATGCTTCAAAGGGTACGCCGACTGAACTCAAAGACACGTGCCCGTACACAAGCGGGACACCTGAGTACCGCGCGTATTACCGCGGTGTTGAAGATCACGCTATGGCGAATCCAAAGAAGGCGAAGTCATTGAAAGAAGGCCGTGGCTGTCCTTCATGGTTCAAGAACGGTGCGAAAGTGAAGCTTCGTTCAGAGTACGCTGACAAGGACCCTCAAGAAGTGTTCACGCTTTCGAACGTTGATGACGAACAAGGCGATGGCAAGATTTCGGATGACGACGGCAAAGGCTGGACAGTCAAGCACTTCAAGGTGTACCCAGCGAACCTGAAGACTGAACCTGTCGATGAGACGCTGACGACGGCTAAGGCTGAAAGTCATGGCGGCGAATGGCTCGTGAAGTTCATACACTGCCCTTCGGCTACAGACAAGCGTCAGCTTTCGATTCGTTCAATCAAGGCGATCACGTCCGGACAAGCTGTCGCTCTCGCAAAGGCGAAGCTCCCGAAGGAACTTCAAGACTGCGCTGAAGTCGAGTCGGTCAAGATGATGTCTGAGCCTGTCAAAGAAACACTGGGTGAAGACGCCGATTACGCAAAGCAGCTCGTGCGCGGCGAGAAGGCTGGACCTGGCGTTATGAACAAGCTTAATCAATGGTTCACAAAGCTTGTTGTCGATAAGGATGCAAATCGTTTCCTTCCGGCAGACAAGGCACTGGATCAGCTCGCACGAGCTGGATTCAGCAAGGATCAAATTCAGAAGATTCGCGATGCAGCTGCCGTTGCTTGTAACACTGCAATCGAACGGATGCAATCGAAGCACGGAGATCGTGTTCCAGCAAAGTACATCTCGAAGATGGGATCAAGCTTCGGCGTGTTTGATCTGTATCTCAATGTCTCCGAAGAGATTCACAAAGAGTTCGCAGCGTTGATGCGCAAGCTGTTTGATGCGAAGCTCGACAAGATGAAGGACGATTTGCTGTTGCCAAAAGCCGCTATTGGGAAGTCGCAAGAAGCGTCGATGAAGGGTGATTGGGGAACTGCCAAAAAGCATTTTGATACGTACGATAAGGGTACAAAGCTCAAAGAGGATGATGCTCTGCAAAGTCTCGGGAAGATTCTTTCTGGAAAGGCGACTGAAGCACCTGCCAAAGACGAAGTCACCGATTCAACAGATGCTTCAATCTCCACAGCACCGGTTGAAGAACCAGCACTTGAAGGTCCAGTGTTCAAGGCCGGTGACAAGGTGAAGCCAAAGTCAGGTCCGCACGCTGGTGAAATTCATACAGTTCAGAAAGTCCTTGCGAACGGCTCGCTCGACATCGTTCCGGATAACGTCACCAAAGTGAAGTACGCAAAGGGTGGAGCGAATGCACGCCCAGAACAACTTGAACTTTTTGAAGGTTTTAAGTTTCTTGGTTTGTTCAAGAAAGGTTCATTGCTCGCTCAATTCTCGCTGATGGAAACTAAATGGACACCAAAGAAAGACGATGTGTCATTTCACAATAGCTCTGAAGAATGGAAGAGCGGGTACACGGATTACATGAACGGTCAGAACTGGAGCTTTCCTACAGCTCGATTGAAATCTGCCGAAGGTAAGAAGTACCGCAGCGGTTGGGACGAAGCTGAAGCAGCAAAGAAGCGCATGAAAGAACAGGGCAAGGTCACTGAAGCTCGTTCGAACGATGACTTCATGCCATTGTCGTACGGTGCCAAGAAGGGTCACACGATCGAAGCGTACGGTCGCAAGGGCATGAATAGTTTGAAGTGGCGCAAGATGTTCGTGTCTCAGAAAAAGCTTGATGATTGGGTCGAAGCTAATGACGCAAAAGTTGAAGGCATGCGCAAGCTCGACGACAACGAAAAGGTGAAGTGATGAAAGTCTCAGAACTTTTTGAAGGTGTTGATACGCCACCGCGCCGTCCGAAGTCTGTGATTCAATTCAGCGCTAAGGTCGCCGCTGAAGAACTTCGAAAGAAGGGTTTGAGCGTTCGAATCGATACTCGTGTTGTTGGGCGACATGAGAAATCAGATCGAACTGTGATGACAGTTACTGGTGACATTGAAGAAGCAGACATCTTGAAGGTGCTGAAGAAACACAAAGTCGTGTTTGCCACTGTTGGCTCGACGATGAAGGGTGACAAGAAGATCAGAATGATTCGTCTCGTTCAACCAAAGGAAGCTCAATGAAAGTTCACGAGCTATGTTCGATCAAGCTGACACGCGTACTAATCTTATCACGCTCAATGGTATCATCACAATCATGCCAGGCGCGTGATGCAACGTAAACGTCTCTTGCTAAAAGAATGATTTCATTTAAGCAATTCCTTGAAGAGGCTAAGAAGAAGCCTAAAGAAGACAACTGGCACTCTGGGCCAGAAGCGTATGCTTCAGGGTACTCGAACCTTCGCGACATTCAAGCAAACCTTAATGTCGAGATGGATGGGCGAAAGAAGTTCCAGTTGTTCGTTCCGAAGCGGCGCGATCCACAAGTCGAGATCGATCGTGCTCGTGATCGTCGGTATCGTGAAGCGAAACGTGAAGTCGACGCTGAGCTGAAAGAAGAGAAAGCACCAGTTCTAACTGGGTTCAACGAAGCTCCTCCCGGTGACAACAAGCCTGGCAGGTCTTTCTGGACATCAACAGCGATTGATCGAAACGATGGTACGTACACATCCGATTGGTATCTGTACGTCAAGAACAATCATCGTGGCTGGCAAACTGATTACGGGTACTTGTTCGAAGTTCAACCTGACGCTCGAGTATTCAACATCAGCTACGCAGAACAATACTATCAATGGGCGATGGATCAGAAGCGAATGAAGCTTCCAGAGCGTGAATACTATCGCCCGTACTCACGCGACGATATGCGTTCAAGGTTCCCTTGGGATGAGCTCAGTCGGCACTTCGATGCTGTTCATTGTTCGCATCCGGACCGCGGGCACGGATACGGCGACGATTTTACATACGGCTGGGATGTTGAATCTACAGCGTGGTTCAACACTGCTGCTCTTAAATACAAAGGTGCCGTGAAACTGTTTCGCGGCGGAGATCCAGATGATGAATAAGCTGACGTTCAAACAATTCCTCGAAGATGCTCGTGGCGCTCATGGCGAATACACGAATGACATTGGTGAGAAGACAATGGTTCATGCGATCATCAATGCTTTGTTTGGCGGGCGGAAAACTGACGAGAACTATGATCGCGTGTATAGTTTCCTTGAAGAGAACGAGCAGTTCTACGATGCCTTCTACGATGCATTCGCTGAGAAGGCAAACATGAAGGCGGCGATTTCATACGCTGAACGAAACAAACTTTCAATACCGGCGACAGCGCTCTCTCCAGAAGCTTCGAAGAAAATACAGGAGTTCAAGATTCAATTGAAGCAAGAGTTCAATGATTGGGAGAACTTGAATGAAGACAAGGAACTCAAGGGCAAGACGAAATCAAGTAAGCGTGCCTATAAAGACTACACGAATTTCAAGGGTGTCAGTGCCGAAGATAAGAAAGAGCTGAAGAGCACGATGGATCGTGAACTCAGAAAGTTCAAGAAGTCTGACCATAAGGACCCGAAGTCGTACCCAAAAGATTGGCCAGCTGACAAGAAGTACAATGCGAAGCTGAAAGAAAAAGGTAAAGAACTTCCGAAGTCGAAGTACACAGATAAGTACAAGGCAATGTACGGCGAAGTTCAGCTTTCAATCAATGATGAAATGTTATCTGAAGGTAATGTTGATGTGGCTTTGAAGAACAAAGCTGAGAAGACTGGTATTAAACAAAGCACTCTTCGCGCTGTTTTGAATCGCGGTCTTGCTGCTTGGCGTCAACATCATCGTCCAGGTGTTGGACAGATTCAATGGGCAATGGGTCGTGTTAATAGCTTCATCACCGGTGGTGGCGCTCGCAAAGCCGACAAAGACCTGTGGGACAAAAGGAACGCATAATGGATTTTTCTCAAGATTATAACCCGAATGCGGCTCGCCGCCCAGTTGACCCGATGGCGAACCTCGTCTCAAAGCTGATGCTCGCTCGCACAGTCGCGCACATGTGGCATTGGAAAGTGAAGTCGTTCGCGATGCACATCGCTCTTGGCGAGTTGTACGACGGGCTCACTGAGCTTACGGATCAGCTTATGGAGATGTACATGGGTTCGTACGGAACTGAAGCTCACATCGAGCTTAGCGACCCGAACGCATTCAGCGAGCAAGATCCAACCGAGTTCATTCGGCAGCTTCATGAGTTCTTGAAAACAGAGCATTCGCTGGTCCCGCAAGACCCGTTCATTGTGAACAAGTTCGAAGAGATTCAAGCTCTTGTATCCACAACTAAATACAAGCTAGAGAACTTACGATGACATTCAAGAAGCTGGAAAACCTTCCGAAAGTACCGCACACGTACGATGACGTGATGAAGGCAATGGCTGAACTTTACAAGGGCGTGTTGAAACAATCACACATGTATGGTGGCAAGAGCTCGAAGCTATTCATCCCACAGGTTGTTGAAACTTCGCTGATGAAATCAATCAACGCTGATGATCTATACGAGAATGACGAAATCTGCTGCCTGCTTGATCTCGCTGATCGTTCGTGTGAAGATCTGGCAAGTCGTCTGAAGGACCAAAATGATGAACGCAGTCTTCAACTGCTGACGTCTCTTCTTCGCGGAATGCATTTAGCTATCAATGCCGATAGAAGTAAGAACTGACTGATTTAGTATCATAAATATATGATGGAAAAAAGAAACCCATCAATGAAAACTGTTGCATACATTCACGGCTTCAATTCGTCTTCACGATCGTTCTCATACTTACTCAAGAATCTTCAAATTCACAATGTGATTCTTGTGAATTACGAAAGTCATCAAAAACTTCAAGATTCGCTTGATCAAGTTTTTCGACAACTCCCGAAGGGTGAGATCGCGCTTCTTGGACACAGCCTTGGCGGTTTGATCGCGACCCTCTTGGCAATTGACGAACCTCAACGAATCACAGATCTCGTAACGATTTCGGCGCCGCTAGCTGGATCGAAAGCTGCAAATGCTCTTCGTTGGCTTCCAGGCTCTCCGGCACTTCTCGAAGGCATCACACAGACTTCGCCATTCATTCGGAAAGTATCAACAGCGAAACTTTCAATTCCAACGTTGAGCATCTTTAGCACTAGTGGTCATTTGAAAGCTCTTGGCGAAACTAATGACAGCATCGTTTCAGTTGCAAGTCAAAAGGCTTTAAAATTCGGAAAGAAAGCTGAAGTGAAGGCGAATCATTTTGAAGTTCTGCTTCACGATCGAACAACAGATCTTATTCAGAAACACCTCTTTGGAGATCGATCATGATTCTTTCTACGCGCGCCCAAAAAATCTCAAATACTGAAGAACTTCGTCGTTGTGCTTTGGACCCGAAGTACTTCATGATGAAATACATTCTATCGGAAGTTTCGAGTGTTCAAGAGAAATTCATCGACGGAATCCTTGAATTCAAGCAGCTCATCGTGAAACATCCTCGTCAAGGCGGATTCACAACTGCATCAATGGCATATCTTCTTTGGGAGATGATGTTCATGCCGAATCGAACATCGGTTGTTGTTCTTTCCACAGTTCAAATTGCGACAAATTTAACTGCAATCGTTCGGGTAATGCAACAAAAGCTTCCAAGCTGGCTGAGATCTGAAATTTTGTATGAGGGGCGAGATTTATTGAAATTCGAAAATGAATCAAAACTATCATTCGTAGCATGTTCAGAAAGATCTATGCATGGCGTCATGTTCGATACTCTATACATCGGAGACATGGCGTATGCTGATGAAGCTCATCTTCAAGGATTCTGGAAAAATGTTGCATCGCGCATTGATTCGCATACGAGAGTTTTGATTCATAGTACACCAAAACCTGATGAAAATTTGTTCAAAACACTGTTTCAAAAAGCAGCTAAGGAACGCTCTATGCTTCAAACAATGAGCTTCGAGTACTGCGAGATGCCATACGCTTCGTTGCAGCATGAATCACAGACGATAAGCTACATCGGTTTTAGCGCTTTTAGAATTGAATTCATGGCACTATTCGAAAATGAAGAACCCACAGCTTAAGAAGGCATTCGCCACGGATGAATATACTCCGTACATGATATCGGAGCTTCGGAAGTGCAAGGATGACCCGATTTATTTCATGCGGAATTACATTAAGATTCAGCATCCGACGAAGGGCACTATCAAGTTTAATCTATTTGAATACCAAGAACGGTTCGTGAAATGCATGCACGAAAATCGATTCGTTCTCACGCTTCAACCGCGACAGTGTGGAAAGACACTCACAGTCGCTATGTATCTTCTTTGGTTTTCATGCTTTACTGATGATGTTACAGTTCTGATTGCTTCTAAGAATCAAAGTCACGCACTCGAGATCGCAGCTCGTGTTCGATTCGCGTATGAAGAATTGCCGAACTGGCTGAAGCCAGGATTGAAGTATTTCAACAGGCACAATGTCGAGCTTGATAACGGGTCACGCATTGTTTCGGAAGCAACAACCGAAAAGACAGGTCGAGGTCTCTCGATTTCGAAGCTGTATCTTGACGAGCTAGCTTTTATCTCGCCACGAATTCAAGAATTGATGTGGGCATCGCTCGCGCCAACTCTATCGACTGGTGGTTCAGCGATCATCTCAAGCACGCCGAACGGTGACACAGAACTGTTCGCTCAATTGTGGCGTCGCGCGATGTCAGGCCTTCAAGACGAGCTAGGGACGAATTTCGTTCCGTTTCAAGTTAATTGGCGCGAACATCCAGAACGTGATGATAGGTATTGGGATACAATGGTGAACATGCTCGGTCTATTGAAGACTCGGCAAGAAGTCGGTGTCGAATTTCTTTCTTCTGATGCGATGTTAATTTCATCAATGAAGCTTCAGCAAATCGCTGGGAAGATGGTTCATCATGAAGACATGGGATTCAAGTTCTGGGTTTCTGAAGAAGAGCTCGGCGGGGCCGGCAAGACATATCTTGTATCAATCGATCCTGCGACTGGGAATGGAAAAGACTTCAGCGTAATTGAAATCTTCGATTTCCCTCGGCTTCAGCAGATTGCTGAATGGCGTTCGAATGAAATCAACATCCCGCTGTTGTACGCGAAAGTAAAGTGGATTTTGAATAAACTCTCGGCTGTTGTGAATCGCGGCAGGGCCGAAGTGCTGTGGACGTTCGAACGGAACGGGATCGGCGAAGCCATGTCTGCTCTGTACTTCAATGACGAAAATCAGCCAGAACACCCAGAACTTTATTGTGATGTTCCTGGAAAACTCGGAGTGTATACGACTGGGAAAACGAAGATTCAAGCATGTCTTCAAACGAAGGGATTGATTGAAAAGACGAAGAACGGGTTCGATCTTGCTTCCGAAACACTGATCTTCGAGCTGAAGAACTATGTAGCGAAAGGCGGATCATATGAAGCAAAGTCTGGTGCGACTGATGATTGCGTTTCAGCTTTACTCGGCATCGCACGCCTTATCAAGCGATTATCTGAGTACAATGATGATGCATTCAAGCAGGTGAACGAATACGTGAATCCTGAAGCTGAAGATACCGAAGATAGTTGGGGTGGCGAGCCTGTCCCGTTTGTGATAGTGTAAAGTTCTCAGCTAAGTGCTTCATAGTATAAATACCGTCTGAACAACTAGGAGTTCTCCTTATGCTTACTGACGGTATTCAATTCATCGAAGGTTCGAACGTTTCGAATCTCACCATTGCTGCAGGCACAGTTTTCCCAAGTTCGCCTTCTGCAGGCGAACTTTTCTATCGTACTGATAATCAGGCGATGTACATTTCGAACGGAAGTATTTGGAGCGTCGCAGGCGCTGGTTCCGTTACTTCGATTCAAGCTGCTGGCGGCTCAACGGGTCTTTCGTTCTCAGGTGGCCCAATCTCTACATCCGGTACTTTGACACTTTCAGGTATCCTTGCTCTGGCAAATGGCGGTACAGGCGCAACGACGCAATCAGGCGCAGCAAATGCAATTCTTCCGTCGCAGGCCGCCGCAAGCGGGATGTATTTGACTTCAAACGGCAGCACAGTATCATGGGCATCGGTCGCTGGTGGCACAAGTGCTGGTAGTGCTCTGACAGGTACTTCACTCGCTTCGAACATCGTTACTTCGTCATTGACGTCTGTTGGCACGATCACGACTGGTACTTGGTCTGGTCTGTTCGGTGCCGTCTCAGGCGCGAACTTGACTACGCTGAACGCATCAAATCTGTCTTCAGGTACAGTTGGCACAGCGCGTCTTGGATCTGGCACAGCAAATTCAACTACGTATCTTCGCGGTGATGGCACATGGGCTACTGCTGGAACTGGTGATGCCGGTTCCTTGACAGGCACGACACTTGCAGCGAACGTTGTTACTTCGTCATTGACGTCCGTTGGCACACTATCGTCGCTGACAGTAAGCGGTTCTACAACGCTCGGTACTGCGTACACAGAATCTGCAGTATCGATTACAGCAGCAGCGACAACGAATTTGAACTGCGCCCTTGGAAATATCTTTTCGATCGCTCTTGGTACCGCAATTACTTCACTTACGTTCTCGAACATTCCTGCATCAGGTCGCGTGTACTCAGCAACACTGTTCATTACACAAGGTGCAGGTGGTAGCTTCTCGGTCACATGGCCCGGAAGCATTCAATGGGCTGGCAACGTTGCTCCGGTTCTCGCAACTGTTACAGGTCGCACTGACATCATAACTCTGGTTACTCGCGATGCTGGTGCCTCGTGGAACGGGCTTGCAGCTGACACTGCAGCAGTGTTCGGTGCAGGAGATTTGTCAGGTACAACACTTGCAGCGAACATTGTCTCTTCGTCATTGACGTCTGTTGGCACTCTGTCTTCATTGGCTGTCACTGGCGGTATCACTGGTGCTTCGTTCACCGGTGCGCATTCTGGCTCAGGTGATGGTTTGACTGGGACAGCTTCAGGTCTCAGCATTGGTGGTAATGCTGCAACGGCTACGACAGCCACAACAGCAACATCTGCTACAACAGCAACATCTGCTACAACAGCAACATCTGCTACAACAGCAGGCACGGTCAGTACCGCAGCACAACCAACAATTACTTCTGTTGGTACATTGACTTCATTGGCTGTCACTGGGAACATCACAGCCGCAGAACCAACAACGAATACTCATCTCGCCACGAAATTCTATGTCGACAGCCTAGTTCAAGGGCTGACATGGAAGACTGCAGCTCGTGTTGCAACGACTGCGGACATCATCTTGTCAGGCACACAAACAATCGATGGCGTTGCTGTCGTCGCTGGCAATCGTGTTCTTGTCAAAAATGAGACAACCCCAGCTTCGAACGGCGTGTACGTTGTCGCAGCTGGCGCATGGACACGATCAATCGACATGGACGGCTCGCCAGACGTAGGTGAAGTAAACGGTGCTGCAGTCTACATCACTGATGGTACAACGAACGGTGACACCACTTGGACACAAACAGCGACGATCGTGACCGTCGGCACTGAAGCAATGGTGTTCGCACAGCTTTCAGGTGCTGGTGGAGGTTCAACTTCAGCTTCAACTTTGACAGGCACGACACTTGCAGCGAACGTTGTCTCTTCTTCATTGACGTCCGTTGGCACGATCACGACTGGCACTTGGTCTGGTCTGTTCGGTTCAGTCTCAGGTGCAAGCTTGACTGCACTGAACGCATCAAATCTGTCTTCAGGTACAGTTGGCACAGCACGTCTTGGAACTGGCACAGCGAGTTCAACTACGTATCTTCGTGGTGATGGCACATGGGCTACTGCTGCTGGCGGCGCTGGCACGTTCAACTGGACTGGACGAAATGAATTCGTTTCTACAGGCGGAGTGATTTCTTCATCCAATTCCTCCCCATTGATCGCTTGGTCGACTGGTGGAGCGAATGGCTCGTTCATGGTGTTCGAGCGCAGCGGTTCGTTCTCATTCAACATGGGTGTCGATACGGACAACATCTTCAAGATCGGCGGAAACGGGTTAGGCACATTGCTCACACTGGCACCGACGACCGGGAATGTTGTGATTACTGGCACTGTGTCTGGATCGAGCTTCATCGGTTCAGGTGCAAGCTTGACTGCACTGAACGCATCAAATCTGTCTTCAGGTACAGTTGGCACAGCACGTCTTGGAACTGGCACTGCTGACAGCACAACGTATCTTCGTGGTGATGGCACATGGTCTACAGTCTCAGGTTCAAGTGCTGGTAGCACTTTGACAGGTACTTCGCTTGCCGCGAACATCGTATCTTCGTCATTGACATCTGTAGGCACCCTGTCTTCACTTGCAGTGACCGGTACTACCACGTCCACTGGCGCAACGAACCTAGCTGGAGCATCTTCACCACTTCAAGTTGGTGGTTCTGCTGGTACATCTGGACAAGTGTTGACATCTGCAGGTTCTGGTACTACACCAACTTGGACAACAAGTACTGGTGCAAGCCTTTCAGGTACGAATGCTTGGACTATTAGGAATACGTTTACTACTAGCGGTTCAATAGGCACTGCTACGAATACTGAAACTTCATTCTTGAGACTTGCAGCCGCATCTGGAAATTCAACATTCATTGGGTTCGAGCGTGTTGGGCAGTATGCTATCAACTTCGGCCTCGATACTGACAACACGTTTAAACTTGGTGGCTGGTCACAAGGCACTGGTTCGTTCCGTTGGACTTCTGATTCTTCTGGGAACTTCGTTGCACTTGGCACAAGCACAGCAACAAGCTTCATCGGTTCAGGTGCAAGCTTGACTGCACTGAACGCATCGAACTTGTCATCAGGCACAGTTGGAACAGCGCGTCTTGGAACTGGCACTGCGAGCTCAACAACGTATCTTCGTGGTGATGGAGCATGGGTAGGACTTGGTGGCAGTGGCACGAATTCGTGGCTCGGCACGAATTCATTTACCACGACTGGGGCTGTTGGAACTTCTACGAATACAGAAACTCAGTTCGTCAGAATAGCATCAAACGGTTCTCAAGCGGCAATGATTGGTTTCGAGCGCCCATCACTTTACGCTATCAACTTCGGCCTCGATACTGACAACACGTTTAAACTTGGTGGCTGGTCACAAGGCACAAGTGTGTTCCGTTGGACTTCTGATTCTTCTGGGAACTTCGTTGCACTTGGTTCCATCACGGCTGGAACCAGCATCGCAACTGGCACAGCTGTCACATCTACAGTTACATCATCGAGTTTCAGATTTAACGGGACTTTCACCTCGACATCGCTCACTAATAGCATCTATCAGGCAGAAGCAAGCAGTATTTCTATTGCTACGAACGGTAGCGAACGTATTCGCGTTAAGAGTACTGGGCGTATTGATTTTTTGACAGGTGTGACTGATAGAAAGAATTCTCTTGCTTTCTCAGCAACACCGACTCTAGAAGCAAGTTCTGGGAACACATGGGCACCTACGCTGACTGCCAATATTACAGCAATCACGTTCGGAACTATTCCTGTCGCTGGCGGCGTGTTTTCGCTGACGTTGTATCTGACGCAAGACGCGACGGGCTCACGAACAGTGACTTGGCCTGCCGCAGTTCGATGGTCTGGCGGTGTTGCACCAACACTCACAACTACAGCGAACAAGACTGACATCATCACCATCGTTACACATGATGGTGGATCTATTTGGTACGGGCGCGTTGTTGGCCTGAACTTCTAAGGACGCATATGTTCACAGTTCGTCATGTCAAGAAGCGTCGTGTGTACACTGATCCGCCAGAACAGGCTGCTGGGCCTGGCGGATCCATTTACACTGCAGATGGTGATTTCGTAGTTCCGAATGGAGTGTTCTTTATTCATGCTGTTGCAGTAGGTGGCGGTGGCGGTGGTCGCGATGGCGGAACTGGAAATCAAATGGGTGGCGGCGGCGCTGGCCTTAGGTACATCAATAATCTACCAGTCACGCCAGGAGAAACTATCTCAGTTATCGTTGGTGCCGCTGGATACAGAATTTCCACTGGGAATTCAGTTTCCGGTGGAGATTCTGAATTGCGTCGTTCTGGGACGCTGTTGCTTCGTGGTGGTGGTGGTTCAGTTTCTCCAGGTCAAAACCAAGTGGCGTCTGGCGGAACTGGTTCTTCTACCGGGGCTGGTCCACAAGGTGGAACTGTTGGAGGCGGAAATGGCGGAATTGGTGGCCCAACAGGTGACGTATTCGGTACTGGCGGCGGTGGCGCGGGCGGGTACTCTGGTAATGGTGGTGCCGGTGGGACTTCAAACTTCAGCACAGGCGCCCGCTTAACCACTGCTGGTGCCGGTGGCGGTGGCGGTGGCGGTGGCGGCACTGGTGCAGGCGCTCAGGGCGGCGGTGGTGTCGGTCTAATCGCTCAGGGCGGTAACGGTTCTGCTGGCACATCTGGTGGCGGTGGCGGTGGCGGTTCTGGGGGTGCGAACGGCGGGAACAACAGCGTCGGTCAATATCAGGGCGGCGCCTATGGTGGTGGCGGTGGAGGTTGGCGCGGCAGCAACGCCGGCAGCGTCGCGTCTGCTTGCCTTGCTGGTGCTGGTGCAGTTCGCATCATCTGGGGTTCTGGACGTTCGTATCCAACGAACTCGGCTTAAGTACTTGAACCTAGGTTTTCCGAACACGAATTCCTAGGTTGTGTTACTATCCTTGTATGAACACACCTGGATACATGGTTTACTGGTTCGCTCAAGGACCAGAATGCGAGTTCTTCACATCGACACAGATGTCCGAAGCGCTCGAGCGGATGAACGATCTTCGGAAGAATTCGGAGAACCAGTTCGTCACGTTCGCCTCGCAGGATTCGAACCGCGTCGGCAAGGATGGTGTCGACAGCATTGTCAACGGGAAGACGCCTGACGGGCATGATTACGAATGGTCGAAGGCTGGTCGAGCTGGAAAGACACGTCGGAAGTAATCGTTACAAATTCAGAGCGGCGTTACAAATTCAGGTGAGCAGGAACCTAGGATCGTGTTATAGTAGCACTATCGACAAGGAGATCAAATGCTTTACGTGAAATGTCTGAACGGGATTCCGCTGAAGGTCACGGACACTCCCGACCGCGCTGAGATTCAGCGAGACGGATACAACCTGAAGAACGGTTGGTCGACACGGAACGACTGGACCTCGTTCGAACAAGTTCAGCTCCTGTCACTGTACATCACCGCGATGACCGGCGAAGCTCACTTGCCGACGGATGAAGGTTTGAGCTGCTCCCCTCAGTTCGACATCGTGAAGGCACCGAAGGTCGGCGACAAGGTCAGCTACGGTTTCAACGGTGACTACACTCCCGATGGCGAGATCGTGAAGATCTCGAAGACTTTTCAGGTCACGACCACTTCTGGCAAGACATACCGTCGAAAGGGAACGACGTCACGTTGGTCGCAACCCGGTGGGACCTGGGGTCTGGTTCCAGGTCATCGGTCCGAGCGGAACCCGCACTTCTGATCGACGAGATCGCCGAACCTAGAAAAAGATGAACAGGAAGAACTTCGGAATGTTAGAATCGCAGTACCCGGCGAAATCCGGGAAGTAAATAGTCCTGCACCCTGCTCCCAGTGGTCGCCAAGAAAGCCCTAAGAATTCTTGGACCTGTCAACAATGACAGGTGCCTCATTCCTCCGGTCTCAATAAACCTAGAAAGGTTACAACCATGAAGAAGATTCTCTCCGCTCTCGCCCTCGCAGTGGCAACGTTCGCAGCTTCGGCTGTTCCTGTTTCAATCACCAGCGGTGCTGGTCTCACCAACATCACGGTCGATCCTGCCACCGGCACCTCAGGTACGTTCACCATCCTC